GGGTGTGGCCGCCTCCGCAGCAGCCGGCGCGCCGTTGTTGATGCGCGCCCGCAGGCTGCTGTTGCCTCCGCCTTCGCTGCATCCCGCCAGGATCAGCGCTGCGAAAGCAAATACGATCAAAACTGTCTTTGTCATCTGACACCTCAAAAATGTGAATCTCTACTAAACTTCGTATCGGCGCGGCATGGTTGACACCTCACCGCGCTGGCCGGCTGTATGCGCAGCCGGCCTGTTTGTTTCGTCAATTGACGGGGGTCACCTCCTTGCGGTTCATGCAGTTCATGTCGACGTGCAGCGCAGGCGCCGGCGCGCCGCTCAGCGCATGCTCCAGCGTCATGCCGTGCCGTCGCTCGAATGATTGCACGCGACACAGTTCTTCGAGCTCGTAGGTAATCGCGTCCATCAGCGAGATGCCCGGCAGGTCCATCCGAACAGGGCAGGCCACTTCCGGCACTGTGATCTTCAAAGTGACTTTGTTCATGGTTGATCATGGGTGCAATAGCGGCGGGCAGAGCGAGGGGGAGGGGAACGCCCACCCGCCGCTGATTGCTGAAACTAGCGCGCCTTCATCGCCAGTGGCACGAAGACGCGAGGCTGTATGCAGTTGAGTTCGACATGTGCCGGCAGATGCCCTCGCAGTGTTGGCAGTGAGGGCGCGCTGATCTGGCACCACGGCTCGCCGATGTTGGTCTGCGCTTGTGCAGCGCCGCGCAGGGCGAGCAGAATCGCGCCGGCGACAATCACGACAAGCATGACGATGACCACGCGCCGCACGATCTCCTGGCGCGTGCGGATGCGCTGGAAGTGGCGGTACTCACGCATGGCGCGCCCCTTGCGCCTTTTCGGCGACTTCCATTACATCCCAATTGAACGGAGTGATGACGATTTTGACGACTTGCCAACCATCTGCCTTCAAGTCACTCCACTTCTTGGCTTGCAGCAACTCGGCTTGTTGGACGGCTCGTCCTCGCAGCGTGCTCAATTCGGTCAAGAAACCGATGCCAGGTCGCCACAGTGCCCACATGACTTCAGGCTTAATGCGAGTGTCAGGCTTGGGCATGGCTCACCTCCACGCACATCTCCACCGCAACGAAGACCACGGCCTTGCGGCCACTCTTCGTTTCGCGCGTGCGATCCGTGCGCACGACGAAGCCGAGCTTCTCCAGCTCCTGCCGACGCGGTCGTTGGGTTGACGGGTTCATCTCCAGCGCGATTTGCATCTCTTCGTCGGTTGCGTCGTGCGCTGCGCAGTTGCGCACATATTCCAGAACTGCAGCGCGGAGCGTGCCGGCCGTCGGTTCAATACGCTCAGCGGCGGCGCGGCTGGTTGACGTGCCGTTGTGCAGTGGGGCAGGGGCGACAAAGGCGAGTTGTGTGCCGGTGATGCTCATGGCTTCACCTCGAACTTGATGCGCGCCGACGGCTCAGTGGCTTTCACCGACTTGAACTTGAGAATCTCGGGATGTGCGGCGGCGTAGCCTTCAAGCGCTTTTGCGTCCCACGTCACGCGCTCGCCACCGCGCACAAACTCAACGCGGCCAAATGGCGTCTTGAGCGTTTCGCCGTGTGCAACCACCGCGGCGGCGAGCGCAGCCTTGATCGTGTCGAGTTGATCCTGCAGCGGTGCAACAAACTCAGCCGTGCGCCGCTTGACTTCATCGTCGATCAGGCACGCTTGCTGCATCAGCGCCTCAGCCGTGCGCTCAATCTTGCCGGTGCCGGCGCATTGCGTGCAGCCAATGGGCAAGTTGAGGTCGCGCGCGCCGAGTCCGTGGCAAAGTGGGCATTCGATCTTGATGTTCATGCAATCACCTCCACACCGCGATGATGCCGGCGGCGATCATTGCGACCATGCACGCAAGCACGATCACTTCCAGCACCGCGCCGGTGAGGATGACATGGATGTTTCGCTTCATCGCGTTTCCTTCCGGCTGAGCCGGCGCTGCATGCTGCGCGTCCAGCATGGCAATCTCTGCCGTGTCGCGCTGGGCAACGGCGGCGTTGTAACCGTCGATCATGGCGTTGAGGTTGCCCAGCGCGCTGTCACGTTCGCGGCGCGCCTCCTCAAGCTTTGCTTCGATCTCGCCGGCAAGCACGCCGGCAAATGATGTTGTGGGTGATGTTGTGGGTGATGTTGTAGAATCGCTCATAGTCTTAGCTCCCAAATCTGAGACGGCAACGCCTGCATACGTTCCCCAGAACTCATGCAGGCGTTGCCATTTCTGCGCTCAGCACGCCAGCGTCGCGTGCTTCGCGCAACGTGCGTCGAATCGACACGCGGATCAGCTTCGACAGTTTCATCTTCGACACAGCGGCCAACGCTTCAGCGCGGCGCAATTCCACTTCTGTCAGTGCCACGCCGGCGCGCTCGCCCAGCCGTCCTGAGTCCTCATCGTCAATGGGGGACACCTCTGCGTGCAGCTCGCGGATAAAGTCATTCGCTTTGCTCATCTTCACCTCCTGGAACCTAAACCGTTATATTGCTCTGATTTACATGGTAATAACTTCGGTTAACTTTGTCAAGACGTAAATTATTTCAACCTTCGTTAAGGCTAATAAAATCCTCGCACATGAGTAAAACTCAAGTTGGGGAGCTAAAACTTTCAGAGTGGCTCAAGGCCAAACTCAAAGAACTGGACTGGACACAGCGCCGGCTTGCCGAGGAAGCGCGCACCACTCAGACAACCGTCTCTGAAATCATCAACGAGAAACAGGGTTTGTCAGCAGAGCTTGCCGCGAAGCTGGCAGCCGTCCCCGAACTGCAAACCACGAAAGAAGAATTGATGTTGCGTGGCGGCGTTTGGGAAGGGCCGATCAGCAGCAGCAAAAAAGACGTTGTAGTCGACCAGCTCGACAAACTCAGCGACGTGGAGCTTGAGTTGACGCTCGACTTCGTGCTGATGCTGCAACAACGCACGCGCAAGTCGATTCGCAAAAACAATTAACAAATCCAAAAGGGGATATATGCACGCAGACGTTCGCACCGCCAAACGAAACACACTTGTATTTCTTCTCGCCGGCAGCACCGAGGACACTGCCGCCCGCACACTCGCATTCATGCAAGCGCTGCATGTCCACGCCGGCCGTGCCTGGGTGATGCTGGATCGTCCGCTCGCTGGGATGCCGCCGCGCATTCTGGGGATGTGATGCGCACACTCACCGGCATCCTTGCAGCGCTTGCCGTAGCGGCCTTGTCGGCGCTTGCCGCGCTGATGCATCAGCCTGTTGCACAGGCACAGCCATCCACGCAATCAACACAATCAACACCCGTCGCCAACGTCAGGCCTCGTGCGCGCCTGCCCATCGTGATGCGCGCAAGGGCCACGCCCACGCCGGCGCCGCGCTGCGCTGGGTCGCAGCCAAACGTGTTGCCGGCGTGGTTGGTTTACGAAGCGCGTTACAGCGGCCTGTATGGGGTGGGCGAGTTGTGCAACCCGCTCGACCGCGCCGTGTATATCGACTACGCCTTCGAAGCGCTTGATGGGCAGGGCAACATTATCGAAACGATCAGCCAGTCGGGATGGCGGCCCGTGCCCCCTCGCGGCGTGATGTGCGTGGAGTCGGTCTTTTCAAACAAGCCGGCGGCGGCACGGTATCAATTCCGCGTGCGAGGCTGGCGGGATGCTTCGTCGTTCCTCGGCTACGGCGGCACGCTGCAAGGCTCAAGCTACGACCCGTCCGAGCACACGGTTACGGGCACAGTGCGCAACCAGACCGGCAAAGAAGTCTATGTGGGCATGGCCGTGGCGCTGTATGACGCCGGTGGGCAAATCCTGCAATGCGACGAGTTCCCCACGGTCAACGATTCAAGCCTCGACCCCGGCCAAACCACTTCCTTTCGCTCTCGCTTCTATGACTACGATCCTGTCGTGGCCGCGCTGCTTCAGCGTGTCACGCAGCATGCCGTTGTGTTGTCACAGACGCCCTAAACGCGCTTCCGTCTGGCCGGCCTTTCTCCCCGTTCGAGGGGAGTGTCAACCCCCAAAACGGTGAAATAGCTATTTCACCGTTTTGCCAAAAAGGGTGAAACCTATATTTCACCTTTTCTGCCATAATAAACGGTGAAATAGCTGTTTCACCCTTTCGCCTAAAAACGCCTCTTTTTCTGAAAATCTGCCGGATTTATCCCAAATCTGACCGAAAGGGTGAAATAGCTGTTTCACCGTTTCTCGCGCCCTCTTATATATATATAAGTACTAGTACCTGTTACTCTGAAGAAAGAGAAGAGAAGAAAAGAATTAAGTGTTGAGTTCTGTATTCTGCGCTGCGCTTCGCGCGCGCTGAATCGACCATGCACCTGCTCATTTTGGGCAGGTGCTTTTTTTGCGCCTTTTGAATATTGACGCGACTAATTTAATATTAGACCCCCTTGACAAGATTAACGAAGGTTATTAAACTGTAAACCAAGTCAATATTCAGATTTGGGAGCCAGACATGCAAAACGAAATTTCGACCGAGACCCTGACCGAGAAAGCGCACGGCGTTGCCGGTGTGGAAGCGTATCGCGGATACGAGATTGTGGACAAGGAATCCTACGTGGTGATCTGCCGCAACGCCGCCGTGGTGCAGTGCGCGCACACGCCGGAGCAGGCGCGCCAGAACATCGACGAAATCATCGCTGAGCGCGATGCGCGCTTTCAGGCAAACCTCAAGAAGATGGGCCGGCGCGACAACAACCCGAACGACTTGATCTAGATCGGCATGGCGCGTGTCCGAGTTTCGGACACGCGCCGTTTAGTCTGAATTGCAGGAGCATCCGATGAGCAACCAACAACTCGCAGTCCGCGATAACAATACGCAGGTTTCGACTCGCTATAACGAAGCGGACATTCAGGCCGAGATGGGCATCCTCCGCGCTGCATTCCCAAAAATGGCTGATGATGTGCCGCCCGAGGGCTTGCGCGCCCTCATCATCGCGTCGAAGTTCTCCGGCCTCAATCCCTTTCGCGGCGAAATCTTCTACATTCCGAAAGTCGGCATCAGCGTCGCGTCGAAGATCAAAGCCGCCGACGCGGTGAGCTGGGCCGCAATGCACGGCAACACGCTCAACATCCGTTTCGAGACGCTGACCGAGCTGCACCCCGAATGGGATCAGGTCAAGCTGGACAGGGGAGACGTGGCCGAGATTTGCATCATCATCTCTTCAAAGCAGCGCAATGAATACTTCCGCTGGCGCTTGCAGGTGATTGATGAACTCAAGGCGCTGGGCTACACAGGCCTGGCACTTGAGAAGGAATTGAACGTGCGTTGCGGCAAGACCGCGCCGGAGACGCGCGCTGTCGGCATTGTCAAGACCGGTGAATTCTTCGGGAATTTGCCAAAGAGCGGCGCTGAAATGTTCACTCGCAAAGATCGTGCGCAAAAGCGCGCGCTTCAGAAGGCGCTCAACATCGGCGGCTTCGCCGCGCCTGACACGCGACAGTATGGCGGCGCAAAGATTGTCGAAGAGCCGGCGTCAGAGGCCACAGTTGAAGCGCCTTACCGCGTCGTTGAGGGCGGTGTATCCGGCGCGGCGGAGATGAACATCTACGGCGACGAACAGGGCGACGGCACGAGCGACGCCGGCGCGCCCGAACTCAAGCCGGTGAGCCAGGCTGACCGTGCCGCGCTGTCTTCGCTGCTCGACCGCCACAACGCGCTTGCGGAATTGTCGAAGGACGCCGCGAGGATGAACGATGAACAGAAGCGCGACTTCATCTCGAAGGTCGATGCGCTCATCGTTGATGTCAACACCGCAATGAGCGTGCGCGAACTGCCGGCGATTGAGCATGACGACAAGGTGAGCATTCGTTTCAAGCGCATGACCACCGCTGTGAACGCCGCCATTGCCCACGACGACAAGGCGCCGCTGATGGAGGCTCAGCCGGCGTAGCGCGAGACTGCCGGCGTGCCCTGAGCATGTCTCACGGCACGCCGGCCATTCTTCACACTGACAACCATGACCACGATTGAAGTGAATCCCGCCATATCTTCTGCCGTCGCGCTGTGTGTGGAGCAGGCGCGCCAGCATCAAGACCTTGCAATGCAGGCCACGACCGATGAAGAGCGCCGGGCGCACGAAGCGACCATGCGCGCCCTCGACAAGGCCGCAATGGAACTCGTAAAGGGCAACGCGCCGCGCTATGCCGGCTCAGGCGTGTGGCTCGTTGAAAGCCGCACGCAGGCTGGCACGGTGTATCGCGTTGACCTCACGACGCAGATGTGCAGTTGCAAGAACGGCAAGTCGTGCTGGCATCTGAGCGCGGCGAACGTGTGCGAGGACATGCGCAACATGCCGGTGGGCGAACTGCCGGCGCGCACGATGCCTGACCGCGAGATCGAGAGTGAACTGGACGCGATGATCGCCGCCGAAGCGCTGGCGATGTTCCCCGACCTGTTTGCCGAAACGCTCGCTGAATCAGACATCGACAGCATTCCATTCTGATCATGACGATGACACTGCCGCCCCTGACGCACGTTGAACACGAGACGCTGCACGACTGCGAAGCGCAGATCGAGCGCGCCCTGGCTGACATTCGCAGCGCGTGGAAGCGCATCGGCGCGGCACTGGCGCGCATCCACGCAGGCCGGCTCTACCGCGAATTCTGCGACACGTTCGATGAGTATGTCGAATCGCGCTGGAGCCTGCCGCGAAGTAGCGCATACGAATGGATTGAGGCCGCCGGCGTGGTGATTGCGATGGAGCGACCCGCAATCATCGACGGCGAGATGCGCGTGATCGAGCCGCCCTCTCGCATCAGCCACGCAAGAGAGCTATCGAAATTACCGCCAGCGCGACAGGCCGAGGCGCTGCACGAAGCGCGGCAGGTTGCCACACGGCAGGGCAGGCAGGAGCCGACGGTCTACGAGGTGCGGCGCGTGGTGTTCGCAAAGTTGGACATCGCGCCGCCGCAGTCTCCGGCAGAAAGTGCGCGAGACAGACAGCAACGCGCCGTGATGGATCACATCCGGCGCATGTGGGCGCAACTGGACACGGAGAGCCGGCGCCAGTTGGCCGAAGAACTTCAGATTTGGGAATCATGAAGAAACGATCTTTCATCACCGTCACAGATCAATTTTGCGGGGCCGGCGGCTCATCCATCGGCGCTGTGAAAGCCGGCGCTGAGTTGCGCCTGGCGCTGAACCACTGGCAACTCGCAGTCAATACGCACAACGCCAACTTCCCGAACGCCGCGCACGACTGCACGGACATCAGTGCGTGCGATCCGCGCCGGTATCCAACGACCGACATTCTGATCACCTCGCCAGAGTGCACGAATCACTCATTGGCAAATGGCAAGCGCAAGCCGTCGAAGCAGTTTGATATGTTCAACCCGCATGCGGTTGATCCCGCTGAAGAGCGCAGTCGCGCAACGATGTGGGACGTGCCGCGCTTCGCTGAGTATCACGACTACCGCATCATCGTCGTTGAGAACGTGGTCGATGCGCGCAAGTGGGTGATGTGGGATGCATGGCTGATGGCTATGCACGCGCTCGGCTATGAGCATCAGTGCGTGTATTTCAACAGCATGCACGCGCACCCGACGCCGCAATCACGCGACCGCATGTATGTCGTGTTCTGGCAGCGCGGCCAGCGCCGGCCCAATCTCGACATCACGCCGCGCGCCTATTGCCCGAAGTGCGGCATCGATGTCGACAGCGTGCAGAGCTGGAAGCCCGGGCGCTCGTTTGGCCGCTATCGCAAACAGTATGTGTATTGCTGCCCGAAGTGCGCATCAGTCGTCGAGCCGTATTACTACTGCGCATTCAACGCAATCGACTGGAGCCTGCCGGCGCAGCGCATCGGGGATCGGGCGCGGCCCTTGAAAGAGGCGACCCTGCGCCGCGTGCGCATCGGCCTGGAGAAGTTCTCAGGCACGCATCTGCTGGCGATGAAAGACAGTGCGGCGAAGGATTGGGCGCTGGGCTTGCATGAGCCGATGACCACGCAGGTTGCCAGCTCATCACAGCATGCGCTTGTGACGCCGTTCCTGATCGACACGCAGTTCACGCATTCACGCGGCGACCGGAGCGCAGACCTGCGCGAGCCGATGCGCACGCAGACAGGGCAGCAGTCGCGCGCGATTGTGGTGCCGCCATTCATCACCAGCTACTACGGCACAAACGAGGCGACGCCGGCGACCGATGCGCTGCCCACTGTGACCACACACGACCGGCACACGGTTGTCATCCCGCCCTTCATCGTCAGCCAATACAACCGGCCGGCGGGCATTGGTGCAGCGGTGCGCGATCTGCGTGAGCCGATGCCGACTGTGCCGGCGATGGCAGTGCACCACGTTGTCACGCCGCCGTTCATCATGAACGCGCAGGCCGGCGCACAGCCGACTGCAATGCATGAGGCCATGGCAACGCTACTGGCAAGTGCCAATCACAAGTGGCTGGTTGAGCCTGGCGAATCAGTGAAAGTTGAGGACTGCGGCTTCAGGATGCTGGAGCCGGAAGAGTGCGGCGCCGCAATGGCATTTCCGTCGGATTACAAGGTGCTGGGCGGCAAGCGCGATCGCGTGAAGCAATTTGGCAACGCCGTCACGCCGCCGGTGATGGGCATTCTGATGCAACGCTGCATGGAGTCGTTGCGATGAAGACACTACACGATTACCGCCATTGGCGCGCCAATGTGATGGACCGGCCGGCAGCTTCAGGCTTCGAGATTGATCCTGGCATGCTGCATCCTTCGATGCGCGATGACCAGCGGGCCATATCGCAGTGGGCCATTCAACGCGGGCGCGCTGCGCTGTTCATCAATACAGGCGGCGGCAAGACCTTCAACGGCCTTGAATGGAGCCGCGTCATTGCCGAGCGCACAGGGCGCAAAGTGATCGCCTTCGCGCCGCTCGTCGTGGCCGATCAAACGGTGGAGGAAGCAACCGAACGGTGGGGCATTCCGGCTCGATACGTGGCAAATCAGGAAGAGGCAGATGCGGCCAGCGAGCCGATTCTCATCAGCAACTATGAGCGCATTGAGAACTTTGATTACAAGCAGTTTGCCGGCGCATGGTTTGATGAATCGAGCATCCTGAAGAACGCGCGCGGTAAGACGCGACACCTTATCAATCGTCTCTTTGCGCACATGCCATATCGCCTCGCAAGCACAGCCACACCCAGCCCGAATGAGCATGATGAGCTGGGTAATCACTCGCAGGCCCTCGGCATCATGCCGTGGCACGAAATGATTACGCGTTGGTTTATCCGCGACTCGAATCAAGCCGACACGCTGCGGCTGAAGAAGCACGCTGAAAACTCATTCTGGGAATGGGTGAGCGAGTGGGCGGTGTGCATGATGCGACCCAGCGATCTGGGTTTCAGCGACGCCGGCTTCGACCTGCCGCCGCTGAACATCGAGCACATCACGGTTGACATTGACCCAGAACACGCCTGGGCGCAGGGCACGCTCATTCCCATGCAGTCGTTGTCTGCAACCGATCTGCACCGCAACAAGAAGCTGACGCTGCAGGAGCGCATGGAGGCCGCCGCCGCATTTGTCGAGCGCGACCGCAATGCCGCATGTGTGGCATGGGTAGAGCGCGACGATGAGGCCGACCTGCTCAAGCAGATGTTGCCGGAGGCGGTTGAGGTGCGCGGGAGCGAGCTATTCGATGTCAAGCGCGCCAAGCTGCACGACTTTACCCGCGGCAACATTCGCGTGCTTGTCACCAAGCCGTCGATCTGCGGCTTCGGCGTGAACTGGCAACACTGCTATCGCAGTGTCGTGGCGTCCATGACCTACTCATTCGAGCAGCTTTACCAGCTCATCCGGCGCTTTCACCGTTTCGGCCAGAAGCGGCCTGTCAGTGTTGGCCTCATCAGTGCGGCCACCGAGGGCAACGTCGTACTGGCCATTGAGCGCAAGGAACGCCAGTTCCTTGAGATGCAGCAAAAGATGAATGACGCGATGCGCAAGGCTGGCTTGCTGGCCAAGCGCCGCACGTTCGATGACTACGACTATCGACCCGCGACGGCGATGCGTTTGCCGGCATGGTTGAACACAAAAGAGGCGAGCTATGTCTGATATCAACGTTATTGACCAATTCTTCACTGAGCACGGTGCGATGTATTGGGCGGATTGCGTGGAAGGCGTGAAGGGCCTGCCCGACGAAAGCATCGACTTTACGCTGACCAGCATCCCGTTCAGCGATCAATACACCTACTCTCCGTCGCGCCGCGACATGGGCAACAACGTGGGCGACGAGGGGTTTTTTGAACATCTGGAATGGCTCATCCCAGAACTGTTGCGGGTGACCAAGCCTGGTCACCTGTGTGCGATTCACTGCAAGGATCGACTGCGCTACATCTCGAAGTGGGGCACGGGTGGCATGAATCCATTCAGTGACGAGGTGACGCGGGCGATGCACAAGCACGGCTGGCAACTGTGCGCGAATGGGCGCATCACGATTGCGACGGATCCGGTGAGAGAGCGCAGTCACACCAACCGGCTGGGCCTTCGCTACAAGGATATCCGCGAGGATGCAACGCTGTGCGCGCCTGGCTTCCCTGAATACCTCATGGTTTACAGGAAGTGGCAGGGCTTGGACGGCAAGACTGCGTTTGCGCCTGAGCGCGTGACGCATGACGAAAGCGACTATCCACTCTCGCGCTGGCAGTTGGAAGCCAATGCGATCTGGCAATCTGACGGCTTCGTGCTGCCAACACGCGAGACCGAGCAGATGCCGCCTTACAACCACGATGCACGACTCAAGGCCTTGCAGGATGGTTACGACCTCGTGCCTGACGGCAACGAGTGGCGGCGCGTGCTCTTCACCGGCGGCAGATACAACGGGCCGCGCATTCACACGCAGACGCCATGGGTGTGGCCAGACATCAACCGCATGGACACACGCAACCTGCAAGTGGTGAAGGAACACGGCGACGAGAAGCACATCTGTCCACTTCAACTCGACCTTGTTGAACGCGCAATTCATTTGTGGACAAACAAGGGCGACGTGGTGCTTGACCCATTCGCCGGCATCGGCAGTGTGCCTGGCAGGGCAGTCGAGATGGGGCGCATCGGCATCGGTTTCGAGTTGAAAGAAAGCTACTACCGCTATGCATGCAAATACGTTGCTGAGGCTGAGCAGCTTGCCAAGACCGAGACGTTGTTTGACATCGCAGCCTAGTTGCTGCATTTCGCGAGTGAAAGACCATGAGCGGACGCGCCACAACAGCCGTATACGACCACAGCACGCACGATGCAACGCGCCTGCTGGTGATGCTTGCAATTGCCAACGCCGCCAATGACGCGTGTGTGGCGTGGCCTGGTATGGACGAGATCGCCAGAAACGCGCGCGTCTCTGAGCGCCAGGCGCAGAACGTTCTGCGCGACCTTGAAGCGAGCGGTGAGCTGTATCGCTCGCTAGGCGGCGGCCGGCGCAACACGACGCGCTATCTCATCACCTGCGGCATGGACGCCGAGCGCATCGCCGGCGCGCTCGTGCAGTGGCTGGACGTGAAAGCTGACCAGGCCGGCGAGATCGCTGCGCAGTGGGTTTCGCGCATGACTCAGGCAAAGGCAAAAGCCGATGTCCAGCCTACCGAGAAGCCGGTCGAAGCGCCAGTTGGGGTGCCAGTCGAGAAACCACCAAAAGAAGCGCCGGCCAAAGCGCCGTCCGTCAAAGCGCCGCCCGTTAAGGCTCCTGATGCGCCGAAGTCACCGACGCCTGAGCGCCGGCGCGATCCGCTTTTTGATGCGGTGGCCGATGTTGCGGTGATGAATCCAGCACTGTGCGGCTCGCGCATCGCGAAGGCCACGAATGCGCTGCGCAAGGTTGATGCGACACCTTCGCAAGTGTCCGAGTTTCGGACATGGTGGCTATCGGACACATGGCGCGCATCGAACACACCGGTGCCCACGCCGGAGCAAATCCTGAGCAACTGGGAGAAGGCGCGGCAGGGCGTGACGCCCAAACAAAGCGCGCCGGCACAAAAGCAGAGCGTGGCCGAGCGCGTGATTGGCCGGCGCATGGGCGCGCTGGGCTATGAGCGCGCGCAATAGGAGATTTGGGAATGGCGACTGAAGAAGAGATTTACGCAGTGATGGCCTACCTCGCTGATATGTATCCGTATCACGCGGAGAAGATCGGCGAGCGCGCCTACGAGCGCCAGCTCACACACTACGTCGAGCAACTGGCGCACTTCGATGCGCGGGTGCTGAGCGCCGCTGCAAAGCAGCATGTCGCCGGCAGCGCGTTCTACCCCGCCGTGAGCGAGCTTGTGTCCGCCGCCGACACGCTCACCAATTTGGCGCGCCGCTCAGTAGGCGACGAGCCGCCCGATGCTGCCGCCGCATGGCAACAGTGCGCGAAAGTCATCATCAACGACTATGCGCCGGACAGCGCCAAACTCGCGCGGCTCCATCCGCTGGTGGCAAAGGCGATTGAGGCGTTTGGCCTGACGCGCTTTTATAACCGCATGATCGACGATGAGCCGACAAACTTTGCACAGTTCAGAGACATTTACAACGCATACCTCAAGCGCAGTGAAACCGAGGCGCGGATGTTGCCGATGAGCAATGCAGTCATTGCGCAGCTTGCAGAGGCGATGAGCGTGAGCAAACAAACCGCGCTTCCAGCGCCTGATGACAGCCCACGCCGGCAGGATGCGGCGCTTGATGAATTGCGTGAGCGTGGATATGAACGCATCAACAATCCGCGCAAACCCGCCTTCAGCGGCGAGATGCTGACCCGCCAACAGATCGAACGACGCGAGGGCATTACGCGCTTGCAGAAGCGTGAGCGCGAGTTGCAAGAGGCGCTAGCCAACGAGTCTGACGCGCACAAACGCCGGATGATCGAGATCATGCTGGTCGGCGTGCGCAGGACACTGGAACGAGAGGTGCAAGCATGACTCCGCTTATTTTTGGCACGCCCGAAGCGCTCGCTCTTGCGCAACGCAATCGCACCGTCGATCAGGCGATGGAGTGGCTCAACCGCTACGACCGGTACGATGAAGAAATTGACGACTTGAAACTTGACATTCAGGATGTCTACGACGATGCGCGGAACGATGATGGCCGGCGATTGACGCATGAAGAACGCCAGAGGATCAACGAGATTAAGGACGAAATCAGGGCGGCTCAAATTGGGCAACAGCGATGCGAGATTGGGATGTCAGAAATTGGATGGTCGTTGCAGGACGCGCGAGATCACCATATCTCGTTGAGTGTGCGCGGCGCGCTGAGCGTGGTTGTGGGGTGACGAAATCGGGCAAGTTGATTTTTGAAAAGTGTCCAAAGGCGGTGAAAGCATGAAAGTCACTTTTTTCTTTGCGTGGTATGACCTCTGGGTAGGTGCGTTTTACGATCAACGCAAGCGCATCTTGTATCTGTGTCCGCTGCCATGCTGTGTGTTCAAAATTGAACGGAGGATGAACGCATGACACGCGGCTTCACCCAGCGATATCAGCGCATGGGCGCGCAGGTTGCGCGCGAAGCGCGTGAGCGCAAGGCGGTGATGGATGCACTTGCGCCGAAGAGCGAGGCAGAGTTGCGGCAACACATCATCGATGCATTGCGGCAAATGGGGTGGGTTGCGCGCGACTTGAGCCAGCGCCGCAAGGTCGAGGGCGGGTTGAAGGACATGCCCGACATACTCGCGTGGAAGATGGGCCGCACGCTCATGATCGAGACGAAGCACGGGCGCGGCAAGTTGCGCGCCGGCCAGGCTGAATTTGCCGAGGATATCGCGCCGCACTGCGACCCGCGCACGCTCATCTACTGCACGGCGCGGTCGATGGATGACGTGCTTGCGGCGCTGGGGCTGTAACTGGTTTTATAGAACGAAAGGCGTATTTGTTGCATTGTTTGTGGCAGGAATGGGTCTTTTAGTCCTTGCTCACCATAGGCTATCCCATTAGGATTTAGAAGGGTGCAGTCTGTCTTTGGTAGTGCGACTATCTTAAAACAAAGTTGCATCATTGGCATCGTCACTGCACTTTCATTGTCATTCCGCGAACTATCGTCAGTGCCTGATATATGTCGCAGCAAAACCCCTCCCCACGTAAACACAAAATAGATCGACCACGTCTCAAGCGCAAGTTCTCACGCGCGCTTATCAACGTCATGAATGATATGGAGAATTCATCCGGCGTGCCGCGCGAGGTGCGCCTTGTCAACATTGATGACGGGCGCAAAGTGAAGCCCACCGTGCTCTACGAGTATGACCCCGTTTCTGATGACGAGCAAGAATGAAGGATATAACTCAGGTAGATATATAATCCACCCAACCGAATAAGCGGCTGTAACAACCGAGTTTCTTGGCGGCCACATCTTTTGATGTGGCCGCTTTTGCTTTTTCCCTGTTTCTCTCATGACGAAATACAAAGTCATTGCCATAGGTGGACTCCGGGCGCGCTTCAACCCGCGCATGGATGCGCCAGTTCTCGGCATTGTTGCCGAGGGCGCGACGATAGACGTGGTGCGCATCGAAGGCGGGTGGGCGACTGTGGCACTCGTGGCCGGCGGCGTGACGCTCGCACCCAGCGCGATTGCGACCGACAGCGGCTACTGCTACCTGCGTGAGCGCGCCGGCGGTGACGTGTATCTCACGCCGGCACTCAACCCCATTCCGTTGCCCCATCCACAACCCCAGCCGCACCGCATCCCCGTGCATCCGAAATACCAGTTGGGCGTGAACGTGCTGCACTCGGCAGAACTGGCAGAGGACGCCTTTGCGCGTGGTTGCCGCGCGGCGCTCATCATGAACAACCAGCTCGCGGCCTACAACCTCGCCCGCACTTATCCCGACGGCTGGGTGATGGTGCGCGAGTATCACACCGGCAAGCTGTCCCCCCAGCAGATGGCCGACATGCTGGGTTTGCGCGGTGCGCCGCCGAACCTGATCTTCACCGGCGCGAACGAGAGCGACACCTACAGCTACGGCACACCGGAGCAAATCCGCGAGCGCTTCGATTTCGACCGCGGCTGGGCCGAGATCATCCACGGGCGCAATCCTGCTTCCAAATGCGCCATCGGCACGTTCTCTCACGGCTGCCCTGACTTCACACGCGAGGACATCAGGCAGGCCTTGCGCGACACCTACATCGCGTATGCCAACGACCATCCAGACTGGGTGATGCTGGATTTTCACCTTTACACAAAGGGCAAGCGCTTGCCAGGTCACCCGCCGGCAGACGCGCCCATCATCGGCGCGGAATGGTTTGAGATGCGCTACGAGAAGGCTTACAGCGAAACCAGCCTTGACGCGCGCGTCACGAGTGTGTGCGGTGAGCATGGGGTGGAGGGCGGCGCCGGCGGCTTTGCGTGGGCGGGCTACACGCCCGATCAGTTCCGTGAGTGGGCAAGCTGGTGGATGGACCAGCAAAAGACGAGCGCAACGCCGCTCTTGTGCGCCACGCTCTACACGCTCTCATGGCATCAGGGCTGGCAGGGTTACTGGATGCAGGGGTATCTCGACACCCTGACCGAACTGTGGAGGTCATGATGTGCAACACATCCATCGCACCGCTGTCGCAGCGCGACGCGCGCTGGGCCAAGACGCTACTGGGCAACTCCAACGTGTCCACCATCGGCGCATACGGCTGCCTCATTACGAGCATGGCGATGCTCGCAGGCCTGACGCCGGACGTGCTGAACCTGCGCATGAAGCCGCGCGGCTTCCAGCCCGCCGGATCCTCGTGCGAAGCGTGCGCCGCCACGTTCGATGTGCAGAAGTTTGCACCGAGCGCGCCGGCGCTCATGCGCGCCACGCAGGCATATCCCTATACCCCATTCCCCAAGCCGGAGATTGCGCAGCTCGTGGCACACCTGCGGGAAGGGCGGCCGGCGATTCTGGAGGTGGACATGGTGCCATACCCCAGAAACAACCAGCACGATCAGCATTTCGTGCTGGCAGTGGCTGCATTCGGGCATGACGGCGCAGAGCAGATCGTCATCAACGATCCGTGGTTTGGCGATCAGGTGACGCTCTCACCGCGCTACGGCACGACGCTGGCCGCTGCGCTCGTGCGCGTCATTTATTACGCATGAATTTCTTTTCTAAATTCTTGTTTGGAGGTGAATTGTGAACGAACTTGAGACCGTAAAACTGTTGACCCAGCTTGCAACGGGCGGCCTGGCCATGGTGTTTGTGTCCTGGCTTCTGGAGCGGGTGCCGGCATTTCAGGCAATATCGAGTGAGGCAAAGGCGTGGACGGTGCTGATGCTGACGCTCATCGTGTCGCTTGCGAGCCAGGCTGCGCTGAATCTGGTGCCGCCAGAGGTGCTGCTGGCGCTTGAGCCATACGTCAAAGTAGCGCTCGGCGTGATTACCGCCTGGCTGACTTCGCAAACCTATCACGCCGTGCAAAAGCGTGTGAGCAAGCAATCCTCAGCGCAATCCTCAGCGCAGGACGAAGCGCAGGACGAAGCGCAGGGCTAAACGGCATGAGCGTTGCATTGTTGTCGGAGATCACGGCGCTGCTGATTGTTGTGGCCGCAGGCGCGGCTGTAGGGCGACACCTATGGCTGCTGCGTTGCAGCTACCTGAGCACCGGACGCGTGCGCTGGAAGAGTGTGCTGGCCGTGGGCGCCGGCGTCACCGCGATGGTGCTTTACAGCGTCGCGATTTACGACGATCTGCGTGACAACATCATCGACGGCGTGACGCTGCCGGTGTTGACCGTGCGACCGCTCATCATCCTGCTGCTGGTGGTCATGGCGATGAGCGGAGAGCGCAGCGAGCATGGTTGATTCCGCCACGCTTACCGCGCTTTCTGCACTTGTCGCTGCCGTTGCGACCGCCGGCGTGACTTACATGACCACGCGCAACAAGGCGCGATCTGATGAGGTGTCACTGCTCAGAGATGAAGTGACGCGCCTGCACAAACAGACGCGCGAACAGAAAGACGAATGGGAAGCCGAGCGTGAGGAGCTGCGGAAAGAAATCGCATCCCTGCGCAAAGAGAACGCCGAAGGGCGCATTGAGAACGCGAAACTGTATCGCGTCCTGCGCAAGCACGGCATTGACGTGGAGGCTGAGACAGCCTCTGCATAGCGTGTCCGAGTTTCGGACACGCCCGTCCTTCAAGGAGATTACATGAGCAAAAAACAAACATCGCTGCTGGCGCTCGTGCTGGCAGTGTCTTTGATCGTGTCTGCATCAGCGCAAACCCAGATCAACCCCAAAGCAGACTTCAATGGCGATGGTGTCATCGACATCAGGGATGTGAGTGCGCTGAGCGCCTACGTGGAAGCGAACTATGGCGCAACGGTGAACAACTCGACCCCCGCGCCGACCACCCTCCCCGCGACTGCAACCCTCGCGCCGACCACGCAGCCGACATCCACGCCAACAACAGTGCCAAATGCATCTATTACCTTTCGAGGCGTCACAGCCGGCACCGCGCATTCTGGCACGCTGGGCATCGAGGCGGTGGTGAGCGGCGTCCAGCCGGCTTCGGTGGTGTTTGGATTGAATGGCGCTTCAACACAGGTGTGGACAGAGCGCATCCCGCCGTTCTATTTCTTTGGAGATGCCGGCGGTACGCCGAACGGCTGGGACACGACGCAGTGGCCCAACGGCTCCTACTCGCTGAGCGCGGTTGCCTATGACGCTGAAGGCCGGCAGATATCGCCGCCCTCGACGATCATGTTCAGCATCCTCAACGCAGCACCTGCGACGGTTGCACCGACTAACACACCCGCGCCTACCAACATCCCAACCAACACGCCCGTTCCGGCCACGGCAACGCCCATACCAGCAACCGCCACACCTTCCGCCGGCGTGAATGCGCCGGACTTCACGCGAGGTGACTTCAGCGGCGCGCTGGGCATGAGCCGCGCAGTGTATGACCGGATGCGCGCTGACGCTGCATCTGGACTGTTTGACCGGCCCTGCACCGACGCAGAACACGACCGCACGCAGTGGCATGGCCTGCTCAACTACGCAAACGACAAGCAGCCCGGATCTGGTTGCTATTTCGATCACTTCCACGGCGACAACCCCAATGCCGTCAATGACTTGTTTGGGGCGCCGGCTGCATGGTGGGGCGGTTCGCAGGAGATTGCATACCCCTGGCAGACGTTCACCGTCACGGTGCAGCAGTCGCAGAACGATCTGGTGCAACTGCCGGCAGGCCATCTGCGCGAGAACGAATACAAGCACGAGGGATATCTGTGGATCGTGCGGCGTGGCCAAACGTGCGCGCAGCCTGGACCTTGCGCAACCGACTTCCGCTTGCAGGTGCATTACATGAATGCGCACGACGGGCCGGTGCGCTTCCACTCGTTCTCAAGCGAGGTGCGATTGTGTTTCGATGCGCCCAACAACCAGCAGTGCGGCATCCGCCGCGCGGCCGGCTGGATGGACTTCGGCAAGTTGACCGTGCAGCGAGAGGGGGATGTGAGCAACCCCGCCTGTTGGTTCCGCTTCAACCAGACTGTGTCGAACGGCACAAACACGACTCAGCTTGTGACCCTGCCGGATGATCAGAAGTTCTACGACCAGTTCCGAAGTGACGACCCGCCCTTTGACGAGGTGCGCTGTCATGCCACCGTGCCGGTGTCGTTCATCGCGGCCAACCCCAACGGCTTCAGCAACCCGAACGAGTCGACATTGGCGGAATGGTGGGGACACACAAAGGGGCAGGACTTCCGCGCAATCATCTTCAACGCCAATCCAACCAGCAACGTCAGCCCGCAAACGGGCATGGCCATGCAGCCCTACTGCCCGGCAGACAGCGCGACCTGCAGATGGACAGGTGGGCGCATCGCCGTTCGCCTCGGCTATGTCGTGCCGGTGAATGAATCTACCGACCCTGACAGGAACGGCATTGCAGACGTGCGCGGCTTCGCCACACGCTGGGGCGTGCCGACGAGCGGCTGCACGGCGCCGGGGCTGGACTGCGTGCCATACAGTTTTGAGGGTGTGCGCCTGCCCACGGCCAGCATCGGGTATCAACCGAACCGCGAAACGGGCAGCCCACTCGATCACGACATTACGCCGGCCGGCCAGCCGTCATGGGTGACGTGGTTTCGGCACACACACTAGGGTTGTGAATGAACGCATTGAATAACCGGCAACGCGCTTTCGTTGAGCACTATTTGCGGACGTGGAACGCATCCGAGTCGGCGCGCCTTGCCGGTTATTCTGTCAAGACCGCATACTCAATCGGCCACGAATTATTGAAAAAACCTGAGGTTGTGGTCGAAATTGAGCGCCGGCTGGAGGAACTGAAAGCTGGCGCCGACGAGGTCATCACGCGCCTGACCGATCATGCGCGCGGCACGATGGAGACGTTCATCAAGATTGGTGACAACGGCGCGGCGTGGGTGGACCTGAACCAGGCGCGTGAGGCCGGCGCGCTGCATCTGGTGAAGAAACTCAAATCCAAGCAACGCAACCTGAAGGACGGCGAGACCGAATACGAGACCGAGATCGAACTCTACGATGCGCAGAATGCCATCGTGCAACTTGGCCGGCATCACAAGCTGTTTACCGACAAGGTCGAGGACGACCGCGTGAAAGCACTACTTGATGAGCTTGCAGACATACGACGCCGACGCGCTGAGATTGAAAGAGCGCGAACTGGAAATTCAGATTGAGCTGGCGCGGCTTGGTATTGACGCGCCGCCTGATGCGCCGCTTTCTCCGCCCGCCATCGCCAGTTGGATCGCATCCTGTGTCACCATCGAAGACCCCCAGCGCGAGCCATCGATCATCCCGTTCGACGTGTGGCCGGCGCAGGCGCAGCTTCTGGGCGACCTGCAAACGACGCGCCAGCTCATCATCCTGAAAGCGCGGCAACTCGGCATCACCTGGCTTGTGCTGGCATATGCGTTGTGGTTGTGCCTCTTCCACGCTTCAAAGACCGTCATCATCATCTCGAAGGATCAGGAATCGGCAAACGAGACGATCAAGCGCGCGCGGGGCATGTTCACGCGCCTGAAGCAGCAGCCTCAGACGCTCGCAATCGACAACGTGGGCGAGATCGCATGGTCGAACGGCAGCCGCATCAAAGCGTTTGCCTCATCTAGTGACGCCGGATCATCGTTCACTGGCAGCCTGCTCATCCTTGACGAGCTGGCAAAGAACCCGAAGGCGCCCGACATCTACACCTCGGCAAAACCGACAATTGACGACGGCGGCGCGGTGGTGATCTTGTCAACGGCGAAGGGCAAAGAGAACATCTTCCACCGGCTGTGGACAAAAGCCGAAGCCGGCGAGAATGCGCTGCGCCCCGTGTTCATCCCGTGGCATGAGCGACCTGGCCGCGACGCGGCGTGGTATGCGCGGGTTGCGTCCGACGCGCTGACGATGCAGCACCACACGCAGGAATATCCCGCGACGCCTGACGAGGCATTTCAATCGCTGGCCGTGTCGCCGTTTATCGAGGCTATGGAGTGGTGGGATGCGTGCCGCGAGACACTGCCGCCGCTGGGCAAGCGCGAGCCTATTGTGATCGCGCTTGACGCGGCCACTTCCAACGACAGCTTCGGCCTTGCCGTGGTCAGCCGGCATCCTGCGAGGAAGGGCGATGCGGCGCTGCGCATGGCGATGGAGTGGAAGCCGGTGAATGGCAAAATCAGGTTTGGCAGTGCCGGCGAGCCGGACACGCCGCGCGGCACAGTAGAGCGGCTCATCAAGGAATGCAACGTGCTGCAACTAACCGGCGATCCGTATCAACTGCACGACCTGTTCACGAGTATCCGAGAGGCGGGGCGCGTGAAGGTGGCCGAGTTCAGTCAAGGGCCAGAGCGGCTTGAGGCAGACAACCAGCTGAGGCGGCTGATTCTGGAGCGACGCATCGCGCACGACGGCAACCCAGTTGCGCGCCGGCACATTGAGAACGCTGACGCAAAGATCGATGCGGATGCGCGCAAGCTGCGCATCGTGAAGCGCGAGCAGTCGCTCAAGGTCGACGTGGCCGTCTGCATCAGCATGGCCGTGAAGCGCTGTCTTGACCTGCCGTATTGAGCGCGCCACTTCTATCCACCTCGTGTGGCCTCTTTCGGGCTAAGGCCATACTCTGCCAGTTGTTCGCGAATGACCCTTGTTTTGCTATGCGCATACACCACGCGCGTGGTCTCAGGCGATGCGTGACCAAGATATGCCTGCACGCTCTCCAGCGGCATGCCTTCGTTTAGCAGTTGCGTGGCGCGGTAATGCCTGAACATGTGGGGCGAGACGTTTGGCACATTACACGCCTTGCCGGCTGTTTTGATGATGCGCCACCCAGATTCTCGCGTCAACCCTCCACCCTTGCCCCGCCGATGAGAGATGAACAGGGCAGGGAAGGCATCATCTCGTGAATCGCAATATGCACGGATTGCGGATTGCGCTTCAGGGGTGAGAAACAGCATGCGCTGCTTGTCGCCTTTACCGGTGATCAGCACTTCGACAGCCTGGCCGCCAGCGACATCTTTGCGCGTGAGTGACAGCACCTCGCTGATGCGACCTGCGGACGCATAGAGCGTGTGCATGAGTGCCCGGTTGCGCAGCCACTCAAGCTTCAACTGAGCCGTCCATTTGTCATTGTTTTGGATCGACGGCTCTGCGTCGAAATAGTTCACTACATCGGGCAACTGCGCCGGCGCTTGTTTGTGCTTGTAGCCCTCGCGCGTCTTGCCTCTACGATCCTTCAGCCTCACCTCGGCTGCCACAAGGTCGATTTGATCACCATGCGTGACACGATGCGCTATGAAGCGGCGCAATGCAGACAAATAGAGTTGCCGCGTGGATGGGGCAAACTTCTGACGCTTCAGTCGCGCATTGAAATCCGAGAACGAGTTGGCGTCAAGCGGAATCTTGAGCGATTCAAACTTTGACAGCGCAGCGCGATAAGCAAGCTTCGTGCCATCAGCAGCATCAAGTCCTTCCAGAAAGGACATGGCAGCAGGGGAGAGTGAATTGCCGTTAGCCATGCGTTCATCATATCACTAAATAGGTATTGTGTGTTATAATGAATTCATGGAGATGGTGACACTAAAAGCGCTACTAGAAGGCGCAGACCCAGACGGTCAGATATATGTCCTTCGCGACAAAGAGTGCTTTTTGTATGTTGGCAAGACCGAAAGCGGAATTGCATATCGATGGCTGAATGATTTTTGCGGGCGACTTCACTCGTATCGAGATGGCGGATGGTTTGGCAGTGATCGCGTCGCGAATCTAGTGATTGACATGATGCCTGAGTCTCTTGGGTGGGTGCTGGACTGCTACTCACGGGACGAGGCTGCACAACTGTTTTATCCAGAATACCGGCGCATCATGATGAAGTGCGCCGGGCTTGATCTTGACTTCGCCATCGACAGACTTAATCTCCTCACGATTGAGCAGATGGCCATCACTGTTTTGCGCCCATGCCTGAATGTCTCTGGCAACTCAAAAGGAAACTCCCTGCCCGACAAATACAAATATAAGGGCAAGCGCATGCGTGAAGCCGTTGAGGTCGTGCAGATACCAGAATGATTTGCAGATTGCGCAAACGACGGCGACGGATATAATGCACGCAACTAAATGTGCGGCGAAAGCCGTGGGTTAATAAGCTTACAAGCGCCCGACATCAAACACGATGTCGGGCGCTTTTGTTTTTCCGCTTTGCTGGCGGGACTGGAGCGACATGAGTTTCACGAACACGCTTGAGAACAGCATCCTCAACCACCTGCTACGAAACACCGCATGGACTACCCCTGGCGCAAACGTCCACGTCGGCCTGATCACTGTCGTCACCAACGGCGAAGCAGGCACGGTGACCGAGCCGAGCGGCAACGGCTACGCGCGCGTGAATGTGGCCGGCACAGGCGCGTGGAATGCGCCGGCGGGCGCTGGCACGGATAACACCGGCACCATCACCTTCCCGGCTGCTTCTGGTGCCGGCTGGGGCGAGATCTTGGCCGCCGGCATCTGGGACGCGGCAAGCGCCGGCAACCTGCTTGCGTGGGGCTGGCTGGGCACGCAGCGCTATGCATTCACCGCCGCCGCTGCGACAGAGATTTTGAATGCACCCGGTTCGGCCTTCGCAAACGGCGATCGCGTGGTGGTGCGTGCCGTGGATGACTCAGTACTACCAACAGGGCTGACCGCTGACACAGTCTATTTCGTGGTGGGTGCGTCCGGTGCGACCTTCCAACTGGCGCTCACATCAGGTGGCGCGGCGATCAACCTGACCGCTGATGGTGCTGGCCTTGTAATGAGGATCAACCCCCGCACCGTCCTGGCCGGCGACACTTTCACCTTCGGCGCTGGCAACCTTGACGTGATTCTGGATTAAGCGCACGCATGGCATTCGCTGACAGCGCAACGCTCAAGGATGACTTCAACCGGTCTGATGGTGCGCTCGGTGCATCATGGCCGGCGAAGGTCAGCACGTCTCACGACATCATGGTCGTGAACGGCAACAGACTGCGCGGCAACATCAGCGGGCTTGTGTGTTCTGCGCACCACACTGACACCATCGGACCCGATGCAGAGTGCTACGTGACGGTCAACACATGGCATCAGGACGGCTTGACGCTTTATCTGCGACTCACACAACCGAATGCATCAGGCCGGCAGCACTACCTTGCAAACTTTTCGGGCGCGACCCCTACAGTCACGCTATTGAAACGCATTAGCGGAGGCAGCACAACACAAGTCGGCACAACGCAGACATTCTCTATATCGAATGGTGACAAGTTGGGGTTTTCTGTCGAGGACAGCGGCTCGGATGTGGTGATGCGTGCGTGGATATTCTCCGGTGGTGCATGGTCACAAATTCATAGCGTCACAGATTCAACAAGCCCGATTGCAGGCAGCGGCTACGCCGGCGTTGATACATGGCAAAACAACGTCTATCTTGACGATTTCTTTTCAGGCACTGTTTCAGCCAGCGGCAACACCTACAACGAGAGCGCGGTGGTGCGTGGCCGTGCGCGCTCTTTTGCTCTGGGCGGCATGATCTTCGCCCTCGCTAGTGTTTTGCGGGGCCGTGGCCGTGAAACATCAGTGCCGGCACGCATCTTTGCATCCTCCAGCGCCTTGCGTGCAAACGCCAGGACACCCGCACTCGGCGGCGCAGTGATCGCAGTACCGGTCATGATCAGAGCCAGGGCACGCCTCGCGTCCTTTCAGACGCTTCGCATCAGCGCGGCGTCTGAAATTCAGGCACAGGCGCGCTTGGTTGCATTGCCCTCGCGGGTGTTCGCCTCGTCCAGCGTGCTGCGCGGACGGGCGTTGCTCACCGGGGCGCCGGCGTTGATCCTCGTCGGCTCGTCTGCACTGCGCGCGCATGTCCGAATTTCAGACATTGCGAGCGTGAATCTGGTTGCACTGGCAACCTTGAAAGCGTCAGGCCGAATCGCCGCCCTGCAATCTCTTGTCTTGTCAGCACTGGCCGAGATCAACGCACAGGCACGCACGAGCGCATCCCCTTCCATCAGCGCATCGGGCGAAGCCGCGCTCATCGCTTCATCTGGCCGGCTTCGGCCTGCACTGGCCTCGCTCGTGATGGGCGGCATGGCTGAGATTGCCGCAGGCGCATCCGCATTCGGAAGAGGCGCGCTGGTGCTGGGCAATCGTGCTGTGCTGGACGCTGAAGTTCGACTTGCCGCGACGCCGGCCATGCTGATCGGCGCAGGTGTGCTTCTCCGCGCGTCTGGGCACGCTGAAGGTGCGCTTTCGGTCATCCACGGCGGCACGAGCGAAATACACGCCGCGCTGCGCATGGGGAGCGTTCCCAGCGCCATCTTGACGAGTGTTGTCCTCATGCGTGCCACTGGCCGCATCGCCGGCTTCGGCGGCATGGTTTTGCCGGCAGCGGTGTTCATGCGAGGCGCGCTCAGGACCCGGCCTGACGGCTTCACGTTTGTTGAGCCGGTGGGCGACGATCTGGGCATCATCATCGGCGCGGACTACAGCCACGGCGTGCGCATGAGCAGCCGGCGCGCCTCTGCGCTTGAAGGCCGACGCGGCCCGGCGCTTGAAGGGAGAAACGTTCGATGAGCGAACTCATCAAAAACAGCGTGAGGCGTGAGGAGCTGCAGAACACCTACGGCATCACATCGCCGTGGCACTTCATCCAGAACCTCGCCGCATTCACGCGTATTGAGCCGGACCTGCCGCCCTACTGGACACCCGCGCGCGACAACGCGCTGTGGGCAGCGGCGATGCAGGAAGGCACGTTTGCCAACGCCATCAACATCGCCGCCACCAAGATGGCGAGCTTCGGCTATGAGGTGGACGGCGACGTGGCATCCCGCGTGCGGCGCGCGCGCGAGCTGCTGGGCAACTACTGGCCGACGCTCATGCGCAAGACCGTGCAGGACTTCCTCACGTTCAACAACGGCGCGTTCTGGGAGGTCGTGCGCGCCACGAAATCGCCGGCGTCCCGCGTGATCGGCTTCATGCACCTTTCCAGCCGGCGCTGCATCCGAACCGGCGACGAGCGCGTGCCGGTGCTGTATATCGACAAGCGCGGCAAGGCGCATGAGATGAAGGCCCATCAAGTCGTGATGTGGTCGGACATGCCCGACGATGACTTTCTCGGCGTGGGGCGTTCTGCTGCTGACCGCGTGTATGACACGCTTTACATGGTCTCGGCAGCCCGCCACTATTTCAAAGAGAAGGTCGCCGGCCGCAAGGCGCTGGCGCTTCATCTTGTGAAGGGATTTGGGCGCGGCACGATTGAGCAGGGCATCGAAGACGCCGAACACCGGCAGGACTCGGAGGGCGCGCTGGCCTACGGCGGCGTGGTCATCATCCCTGACCCCAACGACGGCGCGGCTTCATCCGTCAAGATCGACATCGCCGGCATCCCTGATCACTTCGACTGGGACAAGACGCTAGAAGCCGCGCAAATCGAATATGCCGCGGCAACCGGGCTTGACCCGACCGACCTAAACCCGCGCCTCATCGGCAACCGTCAGTTGGGCGCCGGCGCTCAGGCGCAAGTGCTGGACGACAAAACACGCGCAAAAGGGCTGGTTGCGCTCAGGCAGGAAATCACCGCATTCCTCAACGACACCGAAACGTGGCATCCACTCCCGAATGCGGTGAAGTTTGCCTTCGTCGAGCGTGATGCGCGCGACGAGGCGAGCCGCGTTGCCAACGCTTCGGCGCGTGCACAGGTGAGCAAGACGCGCATTGAGAGTGGCATCACGCAGCCGGCGCAGGAGTTGCAGGTGTTAGTAGACGCCGGAGACCTGCCCGAGCAGCTCCTGGCGCGCGACCTGACCGACGCCGAATCTCTCACGGACGAAGACAAAAGCGAAGTGACGGACGGTGCGACCGAGTCGGTTGCGCCTGCCCTGTCGCCTGTGTCTGATGCCGGCGCGGTTGCACAGGTAATCAAGCGCGAGTTGATGGCTGCACTGGCTGTGCAGGATGAGGCCGGCTATATCAACGCCGTGAACAAAGCGACGCAACTGCTTACCGTCGGCAGCAGCAAAACCAAGCGCGGCATCGTCGGCAAAGCTGAAGCGGAATACCTGAAACAGGTCACCCGTGATCTTGACGAATACGGCTCGGTGCTGGTTGCAAATTGCCTGAAACACATGCCACAGGATGAGGGCGTGACGGCGCAGACGCTGAAGTATCAGATCAGCAACCGCAACGCGCGCGGGGTCACCCTGCGCCTGCTCGTGGGCAACAAGGAACGCCCCGATGTGGCGATTCGCGCCGTTCTGTTTGGCCGCAAGGCGTTCAGGGCGAAGGGCAATAAGCCGCTCGTGTTCACCATCGACGGGCGACGCGTGTTTGCGCGCGCTGTGCGAAGCGCACCGGCGCAGGACTGGTTGACCAAGGGGCTGACCGATTCTCAGAGCGCGTTTAACGCCATGCAGGAGCGGCTGGCGCAGAAGATGGCAACGACCTTGATTGACGTGTCGGACATTCCCGGCGCGAAGAAGATCACGCGCCGCACAAACCCGCCGAAAGCACCGAAGAAGCGAAAGAAGGAACAGGAGGGCGCGGCATGAGCAAGATCGCACACTTCAAGGCGGCAAAGAAAACGTTTGTCCGTTACCGGACGATCAAACGCGCCGTGGAAGACGGGCTGGATGAGGCTGCGCAAGTCGCCGAGGAATATCTGGCGAAGCCGACGACCTACTGGAAGGAGAAGGCGTCATTCGATCAATCGAAGACCGCGTGGACGCGCACCATCACGGCAACAGACAAGCGCTACGGCTGGATTGACAAGGGCACCCGTGCGCGCCTGATTCGCCCGCGCCGCGCGAAGGTGTTGCGCTTTGCGGCAGACAGCCGGCCCAAGACGCGACCGGGCACGATGACCGGTTCAGCCGGCGCAGCAGGCTACCCCATCGTGTTTTCGCGTGCCGTGCGGCATCCTGGCATCAAGGCGCGCAAGTTCAGTCAGCAAGCAAAAAAGCACATGGACAAGCGACTGCCGAAGATCATGAACAAGGCGATCAAGGCGCATTTGAAATGAACAAGCCAACCCTCACAAAACTCGTTCAGCGCGCCCTTGCATCTCGCGCCGTGGCCGAAGTGCGCACTGTGGAGAAGGCGCACACCGGCGCGATGGTGGCGCTGTATCCATCAATGGATGATGCAGAGACGCTTGCGACCGCTATGGGCAATGTCGAGTGGCCGCAGGGCGCAACTATCACTGAACCAAACGAATATCACATCACGCTCGCTTATCTGGGTGAATCGGCTGAGATTGACGAGTCGCGCCGCGCGGCGCTGTCCGAGACCGCAGAGCAACTCGTCACGCTTGAACTGCCGCCCCTGACATTCAACGGCGTGGCGCGCTTCAATGGCAGCGACGAAGACGGTGACGCGATTGTGATTCTGTTCAGTGAGCCGATGGTAAATGACCTTGCGACCGTCGCACGCCGCGACATGGGCGATGCGAGCAAGCATTCATTCCTTGCTCACATGACCCTGGCCTACATCCCGAAGGACGCCCCCACCCCGACCGTGCCGCCACCATTTGAAGCACTGAAGATGGACCGCATGGCGCTGGTGCTTGCCGATGTGACGTTTGCAGAATTCAAATTGACGAACGCTTCAAGCAATGCTGTGGCACTCAAGGCCAACTTTGGCGCGCGCGCTGGCCAGGTCATCGCCGGCAACCTCGCACGCGGCGCGGGCGGCAAGTTCACCGCTGCGGGCAGCGCCGGCGCAGGTGCATCGTCGGCGAGCACAGCGAACACGGGCCGCGCGCAAAAGCGCACAGCGGCGCTCGTAGCCTCCGGCGTCAGCAGCGACGATGCTGCGGCACTTGAAACATTTGCCAAAGGCGGCACATTGTCCGCCGCTCAACAGCAGAGCCTTGAGAAGGCCGGCCTCGTGCGCACCGGCGACGATGGCGCGGCTCGGCTTGCCCCCAACGCGCGGGGCTTTCTCAGGGCGCTCCGAAAGGGCGACGCGCGCGCGGCGGCGGATGCGGCAGGCGCTGCACGCGATGCCGGCAACCGTCGCACCGAAGCGGCTGCACGCAAGGCCGAAGCCGCACGCAAGCGCGCCGAGCGGGAGGCGAAGCGAAATCAGCCGAAGCCGGCGAAGGGGCGCGCGCCGAAACAACCGAAGCCTGACCGCACGCCTGAGCAACTGCAAAAGATCGGCAACCGCGTCGAAGAAGTGGACGCGCAGATTGACGACGCTGTGACGAACGAACGCACGCTGAACAACGCGCAACTGACAAAAGCATTCAACCGGCTTGAAGAACTTGAAACTCAACTCGGCAAGCTGGGTGACGGCGATGCGCAGCGTGCCGCGCACGCGGCCATCGAGGCCGCGCGAGAACGGTTGGAAGCCATGCGCGATGGCAAGCCCGACCCCAAGGCGGCGCGTGAACCCATCCCGCTGGACGGTGACCGGCGCATTGCCATCGCCACCCGCGAGGCGACGCAGGACGCCGCCATCGAGGTGTTCAAGGACGCAAGCGGCGCGCCTCGGTGGCTACTCATTTCAAGCAATGCCTATCAGGACAAGGAAGGCGAGATCGTCTCGCAGGCCGCGCTGGAAGCGGACGTGGCGCGCTGGTGGGATCGCCGTGAGAAAGGCATCACGCGCCGGGATCCTTTGCGCTGGTGGCATGTCGGCAGCGTCTTGACCGAGAAGGCAAAAGGCTGGCAGGACGTGGAAGCCGGAGAGGGCATGGATATCGGCCAATGCGACTTCAGGATGCTACACGGCCGGATGCTCGTTGAGTCGGGCACATTCGACACGCCGGAACTGGCCGAGGCGTTTGCGCCGCATATGAAAGCCCTGCGCGTGTCGCTGGGCTTCGCAACCCCTATATGGCAACCCGTTGAGGGTGTGTATCAGGACATTCACAGTTTCGAACGCTCGCTCCTGCCGATGGCGAAGGAAGCTAACGCGCTGACGGGCGGCATTATTTTGAAAGGAGAAAAGACCATGACCAAGATTCAAGACAAAGTCAAAGCCTTCGCCAGTATCGCCGGCGATGGCGCTGCCAACACCCTTGCGGGCTTTCTGAACGCGGCTGAGACCGTGGACAAGCAGGCCGAGGGCGCTGGGCTGAAGCACAAGGAAGGCGAAACGGCACAACCTGAAGGCACAGTCGAAGGCGAAACCCTCACCCCGGCGGCCATCGAAAGCAAGGCCGAAGGTGACACCGCTGAGGGCGAGATGCCGGCTGAAGAGGTGACGGAAGAAGGCGACGAGGATCCCGCCTTGATGGTGGGCGACATGACGCCGCAAGAGCTGGCCGGCGCGCTGGCTGAGCCGCTTGCACAGGCGATGGCCGCCGCGCTCGCGCCGATGATGAAGGCGTTTGAGGATCAGAGCGCCGTCGTGAAGGGCTTGAGCGAGAAGCTCGAAAGTGTGTCGAAGGAAGCGAAGGCGGCGCAGGCGAAGGTGAAGGAGCTGGAAGGCGACGCGCCCACCGGCTACCGCGCTTCGCAAGACACCGAAACCGTGAGCAAGGAAGACAGCATCGACCAGCAGACGGTGGATGAGCTGACCGCGATCGCCGCGCAATTCCTTGCGGCCCGAAAAAAGTAGGCGAAACAAGTAATCAGTAATCAGCGCCGGCGCTTGTGCGACGGCATGGAAACAAAACAGGAGAATCGAAATGAATCTGCAAGTGAAAGAGAAACAGGCGCTGGCGCAGATGTTCGCTGAGGTGTTCAAGCACGTCGGCGTCACCACGCCCACGCACACACCCGCGCACGGCCCGTCCGGTGTGTTCAATTCGCAGGCCGACCCCGATGTCATCAACGCGATGCTGCTCCCCAGCCTCGGCTTGATGGCGCGTCTGCCAGTGACGCTGACCAACGTCATCAACCAGAACCACATGATCCTGACCGGCATCACGGCCAACACCGGCACGCATCCGGCGACGATCTGCGAGCCTGGCAAGGTGGCCGGCAATCTCGCCAAGCGCGAGATTCGGTTCCCGTTTGGGAACTTCAAAATGTCGACTGACGTGATCGCGGTGAGCGAAGTTGGGCAGTTGAACAACCGCGCCGACTTCACCGACTTCCGGCTGCTGGGTGTGAACAACGACCTGACGAAGACCAGCCCGACGCTTGTGCAAAACCCGCGCAACGCGCTCAACAGCGAATTGCAAAAGATGATGTTAGAGACGCAGATCGGCTGGGCGATGGAGTTTGGCCGGCAGACTTTCACCGGCAACCCTGCAAACAACTCCGGCGACTACCGTGAGTTTCGCGGGCTTGACCTGCTCATCAACACGCCGTTCAACGACGTGGACGCAAATGCCTTGCCGGCGAATGCCGCGCCACTGGTGCGCAGTGCGCTGGCCGGCAACCTCACGACCGAAGGCGCGACGGCCGGCCCCGCTGCGGTGAGCGAGATTCACGCCATTTCGCGCGCCCTGAAACTGCGTGCCAAGCGCACGGGTCTGGAGCCGGTGAAGTGGGCGCTGGTGATGAGCGCGAATGCGTTCTATGAACTGTCTGCGGTGTGGCCGTGCAGCTACTACACGTATCGCTGCGGAGGCTCGACATCTGCGCCAAACATGACGAGTGCGAGCGACTTGCGCAGCGCGGTGGACGACATGCGCAACGGCCAGTATCTGCTGGTGGACGGCGAGCGACTGGAAGTGATCATCGACGATGGCATTGTGGAGACCGAAGGCGTAGGCGTTGACCCCAACACCGGCGCGGGCAACTTCACCTCCGGCGTTTACTTCGTGCCGCTGACTGGCGCTGGCCGACCGCTGACCTATGTCGAGTCGTTCAACTTCAACAACCCGATGGCGCGTGAAGTGATTGAGGCGATGGGCAAGCGCGACAAGTTCGCCTTTCAGGATGGCGGGCGCTTCATGTGGATTTTCCGCGAGAACGCAGAGTGCCTGAGCGCGGATGTGCGTGAGCGCAGCCGCATCATTCTGCTGGCGCCCTTCCTGGCTGCTCGCATCGCATCGATTCGCTATCGCCCGGCCATCGTTGTGCCGACGGGCTTCTAGACAGTAGTGAACAAATAGTGCCGGCGCGGTGAAAGTCGCGCCGGCAGGAAATACAGCAATGGGATGTTGCGGAGGGAATTATCCAATGACAGCAAACGAAGTTACCCCCAGAGACGTTGCGAGTGAGCAGGCTGTGGCTGCTGAAGGGCAGACGCTGATGCGCTACACCGGCCCGTATGCCGCGCCGACCGGCCTTTACATGGGCAAATATGCTGGCTTCAAGGGGCAAGACCCCATCGGCGTAGACGAAGAGGACGTGCCGCGCATGCTCACGTTTGGCGTGTGGGAAGTGGTCAAGGCCGATGCCGGCGGCGATGCAAGCGCGCTGGCCAGCGATGTGACCCAGCAAACACAAGCCGATGTGCAAAGCGCAGACGATGCGCTGCGCGCCGGGGTGGACAACACTGCGCAGGGCACCGCGAGTGAGCCGGCTGTGGCTGCTGAGGCCGACGGCGAGGAAGACACACCGCGCCGGCATGGTGCGCGCAAGGCACGCGCCGACAAGGAATAAGACGCCATGCCCGATTTGATCACCTTCATCATTTACGCGCTGGCCGTGTATCGACTGACGCAGCTTGTGATCTACGACGAAGGCCCGTATTCGATCTTCGACCGGATCAGAATGACGCTGCGCATCCATGAGCGCAACGACTGGATCGGACGCGGGCTGACCTGCCCCGCGTGCGTATCGTTCTGGATCGGCCTGCTGCTGGCTGCGTTGTCTGCGCGGGGTGTGGTGAATGTGATTCTGGTCGGGCTTGCCTATTCAGCCGTGGCATATGTGCTGGCAAGGAAGGTGCGCTGATGCTCACGCTTGAAGGATTCCGCAAACGCGCCGGGCTCAACCCGTGGCACTTCTGGCAACTGGCCGATGCGACCGTTGCGCCGGTTAACAGCGCGTGCAACACCGTCGTGAGCGAATACGCCTGGCAGTCGGGCAGCCGCGCATCACGCAGCGAGCTGCGGCGCGCGATCATCCGTGCCGGCGAGAAGCTAAAGCAGGCCATGGGCTTTGCGGCGGTGCGCGAACAGGTGTTTGAGCGCATCCCCTTCCCTGCTCCCCACGCAACCCGGCAACAGTATGCGCGCTCGCAGGACGCCAAGGGGCGCTGGATCGCAACCCGCACCCGCTATGGCTACGTGCGGCGTGTGGGCGAGGTGAAAGCCACTGAGATCGCCGTCGCGGCGCTGACGTTTACCGATGAGAACAACGATGGTGTCGATGACCATGCAAACGTGTCTGCGACGTTCCTGTATCCGGCCAGTGAAGCGGCCTTGTATCTGCCGTCCAGCCAGTGGCAGGATGGCGCGATGGGCGAGGCGTGGCGCGTGGAACCGAGGTGGATGCGCGTAAGCGCATCCACACTCACTGCAAGCGTGCCGCTGTGGATGCTGGTTAAACGCGACTTGTATGAGGGCAACACCAATAAACCCGTGCCGATTACGCCGGCGTCGTTTGTGGACTCGCTCGTCGTGGCACGCCGCTATATCGACACCACCGCGCAAGGCTACTTCGTGTGGGAGTCGCTGGGCGAGGCATGCAGCGAGGGCGATGACCCGTCAAGCCTCACGCGACAGGTGGCGCGCTTCACCGTGCGCAATGAGAGGCTCGGCTGGATTGCCGGCGAAACGGCGGAGTACGACTCGGTCGGCCTGCACTGGCATGCATCCGGATGGGCGCTGGGCCGGCAGCCGGACTTCATCGAAGTCAACTACGAAGCCGGCCTGGATGACAGTGAAGCCGTGAACGAGGCGCACTACCTCCTGACCTGTGCAGAACTGGCAGACGGCCTGTGCCAGTGCAACGCGGCCAATGAAGAAGTGACGAAGTGGCAGGATGACCGCGCCGAAGGCACGGCAGACAGAAATGTAAATGCGTCGGCTGACGACCTGGGCAACCCGCTGGGGACTCGGCTCGGACAGATCGAGGCGTGGAAGCTAATCAAGAATCTGCGGCGCGTTGATGCGTCCGTTGTTGTGAGGTAACAAAACATGAACGATACAACCCCGTTGGGCGCGGTGCTGAAGCAGAGCAACGGACGCCCGTTCGCACAGTTCGGCGGCGCTTCGCCCCTGAACCGGCCATTCTTCTATGGCCTTGAAACGTCGATGTTCTATATCGGCTCGCCGTCCATTCCCATGCGCGGTGGCGTCAGCAGAATCGTTGCGCGTGACCCGCGCAATGGATCTCGCTTCGTGACGATTGGAAAGACCGTTGACCCTGCAGATTTCCCCACCGCGCCTGTGACCTTCATGGAGAAGCGCGGCGGCATCCCGCGCGCGCTCATTAACGAAGGCTGCAACATCACCTACTACCTGCTCAAGGGTCAGTGTGGTGACCTGAGCGACATGGACAGAGGCTGGGACTCAGACGTGGAAGTGTATTCAAACGGCGTCATCACAGACGTGTCCCCCAGCGACCGAGGCTCACAGGACGGTGACGAGCCGCTGATGACCGAACTGACGCACACGTTTGAAAGCATCTATCGCATCGGCTCCATGCAGCTGGCGCGCCGCAACGATGCGTCCATTGCGGCGCCAATGGCGGATGTGGTCTACGCGCCGGACAGCGACTGCGACGGCTGCGTGACGGCCAACAATGGCAGCCGCATCCTGTATGCGGCTGAGAACGGCACTGCGGGCCTGCGCCCGATTATCTGGTATTCAACCGATGGCGGTGTGACATGGGGCAGCGTATCACTGGCCGCCGGCGTGGTGAACGATCAGGTGGCGGCGATTCGCGTAATGGGCGGTAATCTGGTGGTTGTGACGCGGATCGGCGGCGGTGCATCGACCGGCGCTTACTACTACGCGCCGATCAACCCGCGCACCGGTATCCCTGGCACGTTCATTGCGGTCACATCTGGATTCACTGCCTCGCGCCAGCCGAATGCGATGACGGTGCTCGGGCCGAACGAAGCCTATATTGCCTGCGACGGCGGCGAAGTGCTAACCATCGACCGTGTTGGCAGCGCGCCGCGTTCGCTGGGCGTCATCCTGACAGGCGTGAACCTGACCGCGATTGATGCAAGCGGCGCGCACGACATGATCGTGGCCGGCGGCGCGGGCGGCCAGGTGCTCCGAAGCTATGACCGCGGGCGCACGTTCACCGCTGCGCCTGTGACACCGAACGCCGCAAGCATCCGTGCAATCAGCATCGTGGATCGCTCGCAAATTCACGTCTTGAGCAACGCCGTTTACTTTACGGCCGACGCCGGCGACGCGACGTGGACGACCGCTTTCAACGTAAGCGGCGCGACGTGGGGCGACATGGTGTGGGCAACGCCTGAAGTCGGTTATGTGTCATACATCAGCGGCGGCGCGGCGCTGATTGCCTGCACGATCAACGGCGGGTTCTCGTGGGCGGCGCTCGGCGCGCGCCTGGGCAACGCCATCGGCGGCACGCCGGCACCCACGACGATTGCCAAGCTGGCCGTGCCTCAGACGAACAACTTCAACGTGGCCGCAAACTACCTGGCTGCGGTCGGTGCGGCCACCGCAGATGGCTGGCTGGCCGTCGGCGGTGCAAACGTCGTATAGCGCCCGCTGACGTGCTCGCCGACCTGCTTACTGGCGCGTGTGCCGGTTGTTGCCCTCCCTCTCAGCAACCGGCACACGTTCAAACGTCCGAATTTCGGACACGAAAGGGACACGAAAGAGGGAGAAGAGGGAATACCAATGACTGAAACAATGACTGAAACAATGACCAATCAGGCAACCGAACAAGCAATCAATCCAGCGCAACTGGTGGATGAATCCAACCCTGCCGGCAAGATGCGGCTTGTGACACTCTCCAGCGGTGTGCGCGTGGTGGTGCGGCGCATGAACCTGACCGTGCTGCAGCGGCTCAACGATTCATACGTGATGCCCGAAGCCCCGGCGATGGAAGTGGTGAGGCCGGACGGCACAACGCAGAAGGTTGCAAACGAGCTGGACCCGATGTATCAGGCTTCCGCGCGGCGTGCGGAGCGCGGTAAGACCATGCGCGTTTTGCAGTTTGCAGCCGGCTTGTATGTCAAGTTATTCAACGAAGGGCATCGCGGGCTGACCGATGCGCAGCGTGAGGAGCTGGCGGCACTGGAAGAAGCGATCCAGGCTGAAACCGGCAAAGGGCTTGATGGCCGAAACGACGAAGCGAAATACATCCTGAACTGCGCCATCGACGCCGCTGACGATTACGGCGCGATTACCAGCGCGCTGTTTGCGCAGGCCGACAACCCAAAATAGCACGCTGGCACGACGCATATGCAGTCCGGTGGAAAGGCGTGCCGGTGCAGGTCGTGCCACTGCCGAAAGGCGAAGTTACATACACGCACGAGTTTGAACTCAGGATGATTGCAAAAGACCTGGGCTACCGCTACGAGGACTTTCGCGATTTGCCGCTCGACGATCAAGCCGGCCACATCGCATTCTGGCGTGACGAGAAGCGGCTTGAAGCGGTGATTGCACACAAGAGCAAATAGGCAACACGCAGGCAACACGATGGAAGAATCTGGACTCAAACTTGTCGCCGACGGCGCGGATGCATTCGCAAGGGCGATGGATCGAGCCGCCGATGCGATGCAGCGCTTCTCCCGAGAAGGCGAGGCCGCCGGCCGTGTCTCATTCAAGCCAGACGTGGACGGCATCGACGGCGCAAAGGGCAAGGTTGACGGGTTTGATGATGCGGTTGGCAAGGCTGCGAAGAACGTCGAAGGCCATGCCAGCCGGATGAATGCGGCCATTGCCGGCGCGGTTGCGGCCATCTCCAATGCGCTGATCAACGCTGCGGTAGACGTGGCCAAAGCCGGCATCTCGTTTGTGACGGACGGCGTGCAAGCAGCCGGCGACCTTGAACAGAAGCTCTCCATCCTGAAAGCCACCACAGGCGGCACGTCTGAGGAGATGGAGAAGGTGCGCAAGATGTCAATTGCGCTGGGCGCTGACATGAGCCTGCCGGCTACCAGCGCAACAGATGCGACCGTCGCCATCCTGGAACTCGTGAAGTCGGGCTTGTCGCTCGATGATGCAATGGCAGCGGCGCGCGGCACGCTGATGCTTGCCACCGCCGCCGAGGTGGACGCCGGGGAAGCGGCGGCTATGACTGCCGGCATCATCAATGCATTCGGGCTGGAAGGCAAGGATGCAATGAAAGTGGTCGATCAGCTCGCCGCAGCTGCGGCTGCGGGCGCCGGCGAAATTTCAGACTACTCGCTTGGCTTCCAGCAAGCCGGCTTCGCCTTCAACCTGACGAAGCAGGAGACGGGTGACCTTGCAACCGCATTGCAGGTGTTGATTGAGAACGGCATCGGCGGCAGTGACGCCGGCACGGCGCTGAAGAACGCCATGATGCGCCTCATGAACCCGACGAAAGAGGCGAAGGAGTTGATGACCGCGCTCGGCATCAGCGTGTATGACGCAAACGGGAACATGAAGCCGTTCCCCGAACTCCTGGACATCTTCAGCCAGAAGACCGCCCACATGACCGACGAGCAGCGGGATGCGGCGCTCGGCACGATCTTCCTTAGCGATGGCCTGAAAGCCATGGCCCCGCTGATTGCAGAGGGCACGGATGCATTCAACAAACGCAAGGCGGCTATCAATGAATCCGGCAAGGCCGAGGCGCTGGCCGCAGCGCAAATGGAAGGGTTCAACGGCGCGATGGCTGCGCTCAAAAACATTGTCGATACAGTTGCCCTGACCATCGGCGGATTTCTGCTGCCCATCCTCACGAAGCTGATAAACGAACACATCGCGCCGGCGATTACAAAGGTGCTGGAATTCGTGACCGCGTTCACGACGGCCTCTGACCAGATGGGCGGGATGTCTCAAATGTTCGCACCCGTGCAGGATGCGATTGATGGGCTGATGGAGAAATTCCCCATCCTGCAAACGGTGGTTGATAACGTCATGGGTGGGTGGGAGTCCATCGTCGCAAATGTCCTGCCGGTGATCCAGGAATTCTTCACCGAACATGGAGACGAGATCATGAAAGTAATCGGCGATGCGTTCCAAACGATCCAGAGAATCATCACGCTCGTCCTCACGTTCGTCAATAAATACATCATCACCGAACTCCGGCAGGCCGCCGACTTCATCGGCAAGAATCAAGAACAGGTCAAGACCGTGTTTGAAAGCGTGTGGAACATTATTCGCGGCATCATTGAGATCGTGCTTGGCATCATCAACGGCATCGTCAATGTCGCAATGGCGCTGATGGAAGGCAACACCACGAAAGCGCTGAATGCACTGAAAGAAACGTGGTCGAACATCTGGGGCGGGATTCAGAGAGCCGTCGATGGATTTCTGAAACTGATCTACAACCTGATCGACTTGAAACTTAAGGAGATGGGCACGAGCGTTGACACTGAACTCAAAAAAGTGAAGGCAACGTTCGACCGCATCTGGACGGACATCAAAAACGCCGTCGAGCAAGCCGGCAAAGACATCAATAATTCAATCGTTCAACCTGTGAAGGATGCATGGGCGACGCTTGACAAAATGACGGCGGACTTCGCAAGTGTGGGCACCAAGTTTGCGCAAGGCATCATAGACGGCATCAACGCCATCGGAAGCAAAATCAGTGATGCGATCACATCCAAAGTGCAGGCGGCGGTCGATGCTGCAAACGCGATTATCGAAGGCATCAAAACGACCATCAGCGGCATTTTTGCGGAGATAGACAGGATCGGCAAGCTGCTGGGCGGCTTGATCTTCCCGCCCGGCTTCAACGGTTCAAGCTTCGGCGGCCTGAGCACTTCAAACACCAACAACTACAACCTGAACGTCATCACGTCTGCATCCCCCTCGGTGGTAGTGCAGAGCTTCGATGTGATGAAGGCCTTCGCACCTTAAATCATGACAGCGAACACCCGCATCCCTTCCTTGTCAGCCTTGCGTGATGTGCCTGCCGGCGTCCTGTCACGCGGACGCTGGGACGTAATCGTGCCGGAAGAAACGACGAACCTCGTCCCGAATCCATCTTTTGAAGTGAACACGAATGGATGGAATGGCGCAGTGGGCATGACCATTCAGCGCGACACATCTGCGGCGGCATTCGGTGCAGCGTGCTTGCTGATATCTGTGAACTCCAGTGCGACCACGATGAGCACAGGCATCCCCGTCAACGGCATCACAGCGGGACGGCAATACACGTTCTCGTTCTGGTACCGCAAAACGTGTGATGCAGACATGCGCGGTCGTGTCATTCTGGACTTTCGCAACAATGCAAGCACAACCATCAGCATCGTCTCGATAGACTTGCCTCCGGGTCCGATCAGTGAATGGACTCGCTTCGTGCTTACTGCAACCGCGCCGGTCGGTGCGACTAATGTGGTGGCAACTCCAATCTCGCTCGCTGGCCAACCCACCGGACGGGTTTTCAGTATGCGAATCGACGGGGTGCAGTTTGAAGAAAAGTCATATGCGACCACGTATTGCGATGGCGAACAAGATGGGTGCACATGGCTCGGTGGTGTGCACGCATCGCTCAGTTTCAGGAAGATCACGAAGAAAGGAGGGCGTATTGTGAATCTTTCATCTTTCAAGTTTCAAGTCGCTGCGGCGGTAGGACTGGGCGCGGCTGCGGTGCAACCGATTGCCATGCCATATGCACAGATCGGTGGTGCGTTGTATCAACGAACCATTGCGCCACCGCGAACATTTCAAATCGCTGGAGGGTGGGATTGTGAAAGCGATATCGACCTTCACCGAAGCCGGCAAGACATGATGGATGCAATTCTCGCATCAGGCGCGAGCGATGAAGAACTGACACGGCTGATTTTCACGCCGGCATCCTCCTCGTGTGATGTGGAAACAATGCATACACCGAACCAGAAAAGCGCAGTGATTGATGCTGCGTATTCGGGTGGGCTTGAAGGGGCGTGGACGAATGATGTGGGGATTGAAAGAGCCACGATTGCATTCACGACTTTTCTTCCATTCATGGCGATCGGGTCTAGCCCATTCGATACGGTGGTGCAGGTGGTGACCGCAACCGATCAACTGAACGACATCAATGCTGGCGTGCGAAACATGCTTACGGGCAACTATGTTTCGACCACCGGCGTAACTGGTGTGGTGCGCGCCGCTGCGGTCGGGCAGAACGGAGAACTGTATATCGCCGGCGCTGGCGTGTGGCGGCTTGATGGTTCAACGTGGACTTCACTCGGCACATTCAACGGGCAGGTGAATGCACTTGCGGTTGACGCTGATGGCGGATTGTGGGCAGGTGGCACGTTCACCACCATCAACGGCGGCGGCATCTCAGCACTGGCAAAGTGGAACGGTTCGACATGGGCAGCGTCTGGGGCAACTTTCTCGCCGGCTGATGTGCGATCAGTGGTGTTCGATTCTCGTGGCCGCATGTGGGTCGGTGGCGCATTCACGACTGTCAACGGCGGCGCGAGTGTGTATGTGACTGTGCTTGATGGCACTTGGCAGGCCGTATTCAATCCATTGATCTCGGTTGCGTCTGGTGGTGTGAATGCAATAGCACAGGTGAAGGCGAATGTCATGTATGTCGGTGGGCGGTTCGACTTGAACGCAGGCGCTGGCGTGCAACCTTACAACCTTGCGAGAATCATCACTGACGCGAACTCAAATAACACCGCATGGCGTGTCAATACGCAAAACTTCAACGCCTCGGTGGATGCGATTGCAGTTGCGCCTACAGGTGAGACGTATATCGGCGGTCAATTCACATCACCCACCACTTATCTCGCCACGCAAACGCCCGACCTAACGCCCACATCTGGAGGCACGCCAGATCAACCCAACTTTCAACCCCTTGCGGGTGCGGGCTTGAGTGCGCGTGTGCGTGGTCTTGCCTTTCGCCCGGATGGTGGCTTGATCGTGGCCGGCGACTTCTCCAGCATCGGCGGCTATTCGCAAAGCGGCTTCGGTGAATGGCGTGGCGGGGTGTGGGTGCATCCAGATTTTGAGATTATCGGGAACGGTGGCTATGTATTCGCAGAATCGAATGCGATGCAGGTGTGGGGTGGCGACTTTTTCTATTCTCGCATCGCTCGCGTGCAGGAAGTTGTCAACACATCGAAAGCGCCTGTGTATGTCGATGTGACAGTCGCGGCGACTTCGGCATGGATGCGCAATGTCCAGACATGGCCAGACAGAGCGAGAGTGATGATCAACCCTCCAGCGGGAGGAGTGTATACGAGCTTGAGACTGAGGACGGGCGAGACCCCCACCCTCATCGCTTCATCGAGAGACTTGCGCATCGCTCTGGTAAGTGGCAGTGACTTGACACGCATGAAGCTTTTGCCGGGTGTAAACCGGATCTCGGTTTTCACATCCCAGAGCACGACAACCATCACGTTTCGCTGGCGCAATCAGTTTCGTTCACTGGATTCGGTGCACTAATGGCAGACTACGAAATCAGGCAATTCACGCCGAACGGGGACTTCCTGCGCACCCTTCCTTTTCGGCGGCTTGAATACGCACTTGTGGAAAATGATGTGAACTCGCTGGCCTTGACACTGCACCCGAATATAGGACTGGAGAACTTCACACGAGATACGCAACTGGAAGTGTGGCGCTCGGTGAATGGCATCACTTATCTGGAGGGTTCGGGGATTGATGGCGCACTCTGGTTCGTAAAGGGCGAGCGGCATGAATATGCGAACGACACGGAATCCATCACGCTCACGGCTTACGACGCGAAGCAACTCTTGCGCCAGCGGTTCGTGGCCGGCGCGGCTGGCTCGGCAACCAACACGAAGAACACTTATGCCGATGACATGATGCGCCAGATCGCACGCGAAGCGCTGGGCGCAAGTGCAGGTGCAGCGGCTGGCCGCAATCTATCTGCATGGCTTTCAGTTGAGGCGGATGACGGTGCAGCGCCCATACTCTCGAAAGCATTTTCGCATCGCAATGTCTTGAACGTGTTGCAGGACATTGCAGAACAGTCAGCGCAGGCCGGCATGTATCTTTCTTTTGATGTGATTCACACAGGCAGAACGGCCAGCACATCCGCCATCCTGAGATTCGTGGTGCGTTTGAGGCAACGTGGCATCAATCGCGGCCTGACAAGTGCATCACGGCTTGTTTTCAGTCGCAGGTTCGGCACGCTGGCCGACACAGTGGTCGAAAATGACTGGCGGGAGGAAGTGAACGCAGTCACGGTGGGCGGTGCTGGAGAGAAAGAAGTGAGAAAGTTTGCCACCGCGGAGGATGCCGCACGCATTGGACAAACGCCATTCGGTCGCAGTGAGGATTTCGTAGATCAAACCAACATCGACACGCAAAGCATCTTGCAAGGGGATGCAGATGCGCGGCTCTGGAGTGGCCGGCCTCGGCTGCGTGTGTCTGGGCGTCTGGTTGAATCCAGCACGGTTCGCTATGGTGTTCATTTCAGGCACGGCGATATCGTAGTGGTGGATGTGGGCGCGGTGCAGCAAAGCGCCAGACTGTCAGCGGTGCGCGTGGTGGTAGATGAGAACGGGGAAAGCGTCGATGCAAGAGTGAGCACAGAAACGGTGATCTAGATAATGAGCGAATCAGAATTGTGGCGAGAGATAAAAGCACTTCGGCGGAAACTTGAAGAACTTCAAACAAAAGAACGCCCGTTGCCCACTGACTTCGCGGGAGGAATTGACCTTACCCGAAGCAGCTCATTCACGCTGACCACCACCAGCACGCGAGTTATTTCAACCACCAACTTTCGCGGCCTCGTGCTCGTGTCTGAAACGGCTGTATATGGTGGCTTCGCCGTGTTCGCTCTGGACGGTGGCAACTCCATAGAGGTCGTGGACACGATCAACATGTATTCGCCCACCCTGAACAACGCGAACACCGTGAATGTCTACATCACTGGAGGAGTGCCGACCATTCAGAACAACCGACCGGCCACAGTGACGTTGATGGTACAACCCATCCGAAGCAGTTAAACCACCCGGCGCGCAGGCAATTGGAGAAGTGTCCGAATCTCGGACACCTGTAACGCCAACGCATCAGCGTTACAGGTGTCACAATAGTGGGAGCGACAGGACTCACTCCGGCAATTGTGACACGCCGGCAAAGAGCGCCGCGAATTCTGCACGCGGCGTCCATCGCACGACCCTGCCGGTCAGGGCGTCTATATGCACAGCCTCCAGCAGCGTAGCGAGGATGTCATGCAGCACGGCGTTGTCGTCACCCGCAGCGCGCCATGCGTCGATCAAGTCTTCAAGCTCCGCGCTCGCCTCTTCTGCGGTGATCGCGGCTGCCGGCGCAAGCAACTCAAGCTCAGCTTCAAGCCGCCCTGTCTCACGGTCATACTCGCGCTGGGACTTGCGCCCCTTTTGGAACAGATAATCGAGGCGCTTCATCTCGGCGACGATCTCAGCGCGCCGTGCCTGGACCTGCTCCGCCTGCTCATCCATCGCGGCGAGGTCGTCCACGCGCTCCAGAATGGCATCAGTGATGGAGAGGGATGCGATCTTCGCTTCGACTTGAGGCAACAGCGCCGTTTCGCGCACGGTGACATTTGCAGCGCGGCAGTCGATCATGTGGTCAGCGGCGCGGCAGGAGTAGCGCAGGCCGCCGCTGGAGGTGTGCGAGCATTTCATCCGCCCGCCGCAGTGCGCGCATCTAGCCAGGTCTTTCAAAAGGTAAACGCGGCGCTGGGTGGGCGCACGGCCGGCGATGCGCGTGCGGGAGCGCCGGATGGTTGCGCAGTGATCGAATAGCGCCTGCGTCACCAGAGGCTCGTGCAGCCCGCGAATGAGCTTTGTCTCGCCCCGGCGCGTGCGGTTGCCTGTCAGCGCCTCGCGAATGCCGCGATACCTCACCCACCCTGCATAGAACGGATTGATGAGCAGTTCGCGCACGGCATTGCCGGTGAACAGGTTGCCGTCGAGCGTGCGCGCGCCTTGCACGTTCAGCCAGCGCGCAATCTCAATGTCGCTGTGAATGCCGGTCGCATAACGCTCAAACATGGATGCGGCGAGGTGGCGCGTTTTTGGGTCAGGCTCATCTTCGCCGGCGGGGTTGCGCCGGTAACCGAAGGGCGGCCGGTTGGCGTTTGACTTGCCGCGCTCGGCGCGCCGGCGCCGGCCCTTCGTGACTTCGCTCGACAGGTTCATCAGGTAATGTCGCGCAAACCACAGCATGGCCAGGAGCATAAATTCGCCGTATGAGGATGTGAAGTCAATCGGCTCTGACGCGCTGGTAAATGACACGCCAAGTGTCTTGAGGGCTTGCAGCGTTTGCAGGCTGTCGATGATCGTGGCGCGGCTGAAGCGGTCGATCTTGTGCGTCACGAGCACGTCGAAGGATCCGGCGCGCGCGCCTTGCATGAACGCCTGCCATTGTGGGCGCTGTGCGAAAGTCTTGCCGCTTTCGCCCTCCTCAACGAACTCTGCCGCAACGCTCCACCCCTTGTCGTGGCAGAGCTTGCGGCAGGCGTGAACTTGCGCGTCGAGGCTGTAGCCGGTCAGTTGCTCTTCAGTCGACACGCGCGCATAGATGGCGGCTTTCATGCGCGCTTGTTTCTGGCAGGCTTGATGTTTGCGCGCCGGCGCGGGTTGCGCACCTTCACGCGCATCTTTGCGCGGCGTGCGATGCGCGCCATGATCTGCGCGAGTTGCTCCTCAGCCGGCGTGAGCTGGCGAGGTGGATGGGGGATGGTGCCGTTGGTCTTTTGCTCTACCATTCCGTCGACACTCCCACTCCTACCCACCCCAACTTTGCGAGATGTTCAGAGATAAATATACGAAACTTGGCTGCGCCCGGTGAAGCCTCTTCGATCACAACGCTGTAGCCGGCATACTCCTGCCCGCTTGGATGCAGGCCAGTTGCCCACTCGGCGCCAATGCATTTGAGATCAGCCCAGTTCACTGCGTCCTGGATGTCTGCTTCACGCGCAGCAGCGATGGCCACGTTTGTGTCACTGATGAGCCGCGCAAGGGTTGATTTCATGTTGCGTTTCACTTGCCGTCATCCTCCATCGCGCTCAGCCGTTCCTGCAACTCTTTTGCGGCTCTGGCCATGTCGTCGCGCTCACGGCCGAGGCGTTCAACGTCGGCTTTGTATCGCTCGATATCATCCACCACGGCCAGCACTACTTCGCCTGTTGTGCTCTCGCCAGCGATGTTGTAGATCACGGTTCGCAAGTGTTGCCTTTCGCGGCTCAGTGATTCGGCAGTGGTTAGTATTGCATCGCACGTTTCACGCAGCCGGCGCACTTCAGCCACCAGCGCCGGCACGTCAGTTCGGGCGTGGGCGATGAAGTCGGCGTCTTCACTGTCTTCAATGCCACCCGCGAGATATATGGATTCGCCGCAGTCGCTAAAATACACAAACTCGGCTCTACCATCGTGTTCAGCACCCCACGGCGCAGGTGTCGCGGCATTGGCCCGCGCTTCGATTCCATCCAGATCAAGCGCCGGCGTTGCGGTGTAGGTCTCGCGTTTTTCGCTCATGTAGCCTCCACGATGTCAGGGTCAGCGGCAGGCGATGGCAGCAGCCGGCGCGTCGCTGCAATGATTTGATGAATGGGCTTGCCGGTCTTTGTGTCCACCGTGTCGCTCAGGAACGATTGCAGCACCGTTCGCTGTTTAAGGTTGAGCATGGTCAGTTGGATCTGTAACAGTTCAAGCATGTTCTTCCATGCCGTGCGCCGGCTCTGTTCCCTTGCGGCTTTCAGTTGCCGGTCGGTCTGGAACCCCTTGCCGCGCAAGGCGCTATACACCGCGCCCTCGTTTGCATCGAGCACGATGCTCAGCGGTGTGCTGCTGTCGGGGTCGATGATCGCGAACTCCATGCGCACGCATAAGCCAGCGTCATACTGCTTGCTCACATCCGTCGCGCCAAACTCGGCTATCAGTTCTTCGATTCTGGCGATAGATCGCTCCGCCGGCACAGATGACGTGTAATTCTTGATCGTTGATTTCTTTCGCATATTTCACTTGACCACTTCAAAGGCGCTCAACTCCAAGCGCCCCTGCCCTAGCAAAATCAAATCGTCCTGATGTGCTTCAACAAAGGCACGGTCGTGCGGCAACCCAGCGTGGAAAGCATAGTAACCCGCGCAAAAAGGTTTGAACCACGCGCTGTGTTCCAGCATCCACGGCCGTTCCATGATGACTTTGTGCTGAATCTGGAGATGGCACTTCTGGCACAACGCGGCCAGGTTCCACCATTCACAGTTTGCCGGATTCATGTCGAGGTGATGGGTTGTCAGCATGTAGCCGGCCTTCACGTCATGCGGATGGCCGCAGCGCACGCACTTCCAGCCGGCGGCGTCCTTCACGGCCTGCGCGATCTCCTTCCAGTTCGGTGGGTATTCACCCGTTGACTTTCTCGGCATCATCCACCGCCTTTGACCCCACCATCTCCGCGCCGAATGTGGGGTCGGTTGAACGAGTGTTCATCAGCAAAAACACGAAATCGCCATCGGGCAATTCCCATTCACCCTGATCTGTGACCAGCTTCACGCCGGTCATTCCCAACGCCTTGAAGAGCGCAGTAATCCTGCCTGCCTTAACTGCGCCGACGATGACTTCGCTTGCCCGTTCGGCTGTTAGACTTGATTTCTTTGTGTTGGTCATAATTTAGAGACCTCTTGGTTTTCCTTTTGGGGTTTACTGGCGCGACATATCGCATCGGGCGCGCACGTTTGGTCAAGCCCCCAACAACACGATCCTCAAACCATCGATACACGGCGTAATAGTTGCCGTGATGTTCTTTGCTATAGAGCTTTGCGCCTGGGGGGACAGCGCGCAGTTCCGACAGCAAATCATCCAGTTCATCACCGCTACTGACCCCACCATCACCTGCATCTTTGACCCCACCATTGACCCCACCAAATCCAGCCTTTTTAATGCTGTTTTGTGGAGGGTCACCTTTTGCATTTTGCGTGTCGTCTTGTGCCGACAATGCCGATGATGGCGCGTCATTTGGCGCACCATCATCGTTATCCACCATCGCCGGCGCGTCTATTTTTTTGCTGAGCGCTCCAACATCTCCCGATGTGCGCGCATCAGTTCTTCGCCCTCCTCCGGCGGCACGATCAGCCCCGTGGCGTCGTATGGCGTGCCGTTCTCGCTGTGTTTTTGGGTTTGCATAAGTGCGGAGTTGCCGGCGTCCTTCGCTTCGGTTAGGCTTGGCTCCTTGCCCGATGCAACCGTCTGCCCGTTGCGCTTAAGCTCCCATTCAGCGCCATCGTGTCCATTTGTGGCAGTCAGTTGAACGCCTTGCGTGCCTGCGGGCAGTTGCGGGGCAGGCCGGCCCCGCAGCGCATCGCCAATTTCACCCGCGCCGGCGCGCGCGCCACGGATGCCACCGGCGATGCGCTGACTGAGCGGGGCAGGGTTGACGGCAGGCTGCTTGATCGTCATGTTGGCCGGCGTGTTGCGGCCTTCGTCCTCATCACGCTTCTGGCGAATGTTGCTCGTTGCCGTCAGCACAATCGTGATGATGCCCATGCCAATTGCGCCGATGTAGGCAAACCGGCCCAGCGAGTGTAGAAACTGGTTGTCGGTAATGCCGGGCACGTCCACAGGCGTGCCCATGATCTTGGCGAGGGCGGGGATGGTCTCCACAGCCATCAGCGCAATGAAGCAGCCGTAAATCCACACAAACTTTGACCATGTGCCGGCGGCGCGGTGGTCACCGGCACTGGCCGATGATTCCGCCTTCTGCAAGGCCACGATGAAGCCTACGTCCAGCACGAGACCCAGCAGCACCGCGATGAACACGTTGATGCCGATCACGTTCGCGCCAAACAGCACGGCCAGGCCAATGCTCGCGCCGGAGATGATCAGCTTGCCGGCATTCCATGCGTAACGTGCCCGGGCCTCGTCTTCGGTCATATCCTGCGCAGGATGCTTGGCCGCGCCGAACATGGACGCCACTGGCGCAATGCACAAGCCGGCGAGGATCGCAGCGAGCACGCTGCCCATGTTCGCCAGCCACGGCGCGGTGTCCAGCACCGAGGTCGCCAGATCCTTGAGGTTCTCGCTATCACTCGCCGCCGCGTCGAACAGGGTCTTGATCGTCACCAGCGCCACGACGATGGCAAACCATGCCGCTGCGTAGAGCGTGGCCAGGCCGCGCATGCGGTTGTGCTTGATGCCAAATGTCACCAGAAGCAGCACAGCCAGCATGCCGACAGAGGAGCCAGCGGCCAGCGTTGCGGTAAGCGGGTCTGCCAGCAAGTGCACCTCAAACAGCTCGTGCACATTGCGCCATGCAAACGTGAAAACCCAGACGATTGACACAACCAAGAGAACAGCCGCCAGAATGCCGGCGCCCTTCATGATGCTGGTTGCGTTGTCGCCGGCGTCCGGCGTATCATCCTGCGCATGCGGCGGTTGACCAATAGGGCGGGGTGTAAGGTCGGTGTCGATCGACTTTTTGGTGAGCGCGTCCCAAATCTTGCCCATGTCAATTCCCTCCCTTGCGCGGCTTGTCCGAGCCGTCCATCGCTCGCATCGCCTGTATTGCAAACAGGTGAATAGTCGCGGTCAAAAGTGATCCGCCTACCATCGCCGCAAGCAACGTGGTCGGAATGCGAAAGTCGGTAAAGAACATGGCCGCGATCAGGCTGAGCGTGATCGTAGGCAACGCACGCACAATGATGCTGATAGGCCTGATGGCTGCTAACCCAAACGCAATCGCCATGCCGGCAAAGAATGCGAGTTGTTCGCTCATGGCATTACTCCTTCACCAACAACCACCAGCGTCCGCCGTTCTGCTCGACCTTCCAGCGGATGCCCTTGCGTAACGACCATGCGTAGCCTTCAGCCTGTTTCTTCGAGTTGCAGGGGCTGGACTCCACGAGCCAGCCGTTCACGATGTCGCCGATCTTCCAAGACTTGCTCATGGGCGCACCTCCCCTGCTGCGACTGCGGTCTGAGACGCGCACGGCCACCACTGGCCACGAAGCACCACGCCGGCAGCCACGTCCGTGGCGTCCAGCGCAATCGTGGGCGCCGGTGTGCGCGGATCGCATACGGCCGGCTGCGGGGTGACGACGATCACCTGCGTCTGCACATTGATCACCTGCCGCGTCACCTCAACCTGAACCGTTGCCGGCACGAGGCGCGTCACCTCGACAATGACCGGCGCGGGCGTCGGCTGCAACACAGGCTGTGCATCGCTGAAATCAGGCGTCTCGGTGGGGGCGGGTGTAGGGGCGGGTGTGGCCGCCTCCGCAGCAGCCGGCGCGCCGTTGTTGATGCGCGCCCGCAGGCTGCTGTTGCCTCCGCCTTCGCTGCATCCCGCCAGGATCAGCGCTGCGAAAGCAAATACGATCAAAACTGTC